TTTTATTTTTATTATTAATTTTTTTCTTTTTGTTTCTGGTATCAATTAAAGAAGACCACCATCTATTTATTGAGATTCCTAGAAATACAGATGAAACTATTATTAATATTATATCAAAACTCATAAATTATATATTATAAATATTTTTTCTGATAAAAATTAGAATCTCATTTATTAAGTTAGGTTCAACTTTGTCTGGTAAGTTAGAAGCATCGAATAGATTATCGATTTCTACAATTTCTGACTCAACATTATTAATTAAAGTTTGTAAATCAACTTCACCTTTTCTGATTGAAATTAATTCATCAGCATTTAATCTACGAACATTAATTCCTTTACCTTCGGCAATTTCACGAGCCATCTGCATTAATCTAACACAATGCATCATATTTTTACCATCAATCTTTTGACCGTGAGATTTTACATCAACCCAACGAGACTCATTTCTTTCTTGTAACCAAGTTTGATAAGATAAATAGTCTTTACAATGTTGTGAATAACCATCTTTATTATAAGAGATATGACCTATAAAACAACTCTCAGGTAAATCTTTTGGAATAGAACTAAGTCGAATATCGTTAGAATTTTCAAACTCAATACCTTTAAATTTTACAAACTCTTCACTAAAGAAAAGAGCATAGATATCTTTACCATGAGGAGATTTTGACAAACCACAAAGTTGTTGAGGTATATTATGTTTTTCTAAATACTCTTTTAAGTTGTAAGAGTACTCACCTTTGTGAATATAACAAAAATCGATTGGGGTTTTTCTACTAACTCTATCCTTTTCCCAGTTTTGTTTTTTATCTTGGCCTTTTGCTTTTGAGATTTGTTGTTTAGCATAACCACCAAAAGACTTAGCACAGATTTTAGTTATGAATTTATCTCTGTTATTTAGAACTTCATCAAAGATAGGATGTTTATAAATAACACAATCTTCTGGGGTATTTAAGAGTTCTAATACGGTTGGATTATTACTTTGTAATAGTTCTAAAAATCTTCGAATTTCATAGATCACAATATCATTATTATCATCATTGATTTGTTCTTTGTAAGAATTTCCTAAAATGTCACTAAGTGATTGAATAAAAACACCAGCATAGTCAATATCTGAAGTTGGGACATTAGTTCCATATGCATGAGAACCACGGATAACAAGATATAGTGGTCTTGATCCAGGAGATTTACCTTCAATAAGATTAAATAGTTCTTGTCTCATTATTATCATTTGAATATTTTACAAATATAGTAAAAAAATATTAATTAGATAATTTATTATAAAGTTCTTCGTCAACAATTATTTAGTCCATCTTACTCTTTCAAGTTCTTCTTTAGTGAGGTAATCAGTTTCATTACTTTCATTCTTGAAATCCTCATATCTTTTCATTTTCTCCATTACTAAATTATATCTTACAAATATAATAAAAGTTTACAAAAGGCTATTTAATATATATAAAATAAAAGTTCAGGATTGATTATATAAATTTTTAAAAATTATCTATAGAAAATAAAATAATCATCAAATTGATATAATTTGGTGTGATTGGTAAAGTTTCAAACATAAATGGTATTTTCAAATATAAAGATGAATAAAGATAATGAATGATTATAATGAAAGATGGACTAAGGAAAAGTTCATAGAATATAGAAAGCTTAAAAGAAGTGGATATACAGATAAAATGTTAAAGGAACATTTTGGTGAAGATATTTATCATTCAGGTATGTATAACAAAAACGGAACATCATTACCTGCGATATTAAAATTTGGTAAGTTTATAAACGAAATTAAGATTACACCAGAAAAAGTAGACTACAGTTTTATAAAACAACCATCTTTTCTCATTAAAGGTAAGTCTGATTATATTGTATCATTTTTCTCGAATAGTATTCCGTATATTATATCTCTTGTCTATTTTCCTATAAATAATAGAGAAACATTCAATGTTATATTTACAACTAGAAATCAATGGAATGATTATGAATATAACCTTATAGAATTCTTAAAAAAAGGCAATCTAACAAACAGCGAGTTTAAAATATTGGAAGATATAATTGGTGAAGAGACCAAATTAAATGATTTATTTCCTATTTTTAGAAAGATATCTTGGATACTATTAGACTTTTATGAAAATCAAATAAAAGGTGAATTGTTATCAGTTGGAGATACTGAAAATAAGAAAAAGATAAATTTATACAGGAATATGATTAAGGACTCATTCACCAATATATTGGAAACAGAAGACTATGTAGGTATTCATAAATACTACATTTATAAAATAAATTAATAATGAAAAAGAAATTAAGTTGTTTACTTAAATTTCTTTTTCAGTTCGTTTAAATCATCTAAGTACATATCCTTAGGATCAGTTGCTTCTAACTTCACAATTTCTTCTTTCTTTAACTTAAAGTCTTCTTTTAATTTATCATACATTTCTTTAGTTAATGAGTAAATAGGCATTCTTAATAAGTAATCATATGAATCATCAATCTTATCTAGTCCCATAGCTTCTATTCCTTCAATTATTTGAGCTTTAGCAACATTATTGACTTTTAATTTACCATCAATAATTGCTTTAATAAATCTACCTTTGTTAGATAAGATTTTTAATTCTCTGTTTAACTTATCAAGTAAAAATTGTTTTCTTTTGTGATAATATGTCAATCTGAAATTGACAAAGTATTCTATAATTTCAGATGTAGATTCAAATATCTTCAATTTTCCAAACTCATCGAGAGTAGAATATATTTCAGTTGATGTCTCTTCGAGTTTTAATAATTTTAGTAATTTATCATCATCTAACTTTTCTAAATCTGCTCTTGTAAATTTAATTGTATAATCAATATTGTCTTTACAATTGTCATCATATGAAACTATAAGTTTATCATCTACTAACTTATCAAGAATTTCTTCATATTTTTCGTATGTTAATGATGGTGGTAATTCAGATATTTTTATCGTACTTGTGTTTGTTCTGGTAAATCTACCACGGATAAACCACTTTTTATTATTTTCTAAATCTTGAATATACTCACCTGTAAATCCATAAAGAGATGGTTTTACTTCAGATATTTTTTTACCAGTCAAAATCTTCTGACAACACTCAATAATACTTTTAACATCTCTATTTAGAATATTTGAAGCAAATCCAACAGCTATACCGGATGATCCATTAATTAACACGGTTGGAATTATAGGTAGAAAAAATCTAGGCTCTATTTGCTCACCTTCTTCTTCTTTGAATTCTAAAAGTTCTGAGTCTTTATAAAGTAACTTAAAGTTCTCGTTTAGTTTAGTTCCAATATATCTAGGTGCGCCAGCCTGAGGACTTCTGATTGAACCAAACTGACCCTCCTCTTCTAAAAGAGGCGCGTTATTCTTAAATTTCTGAGCCATTGTGATGATGGCATTTTCAAGTGATGCGTTTCCGTGGTGATAGTAAGCCTGGTCAGCAACAACACCGGCTAACTGGAATACCTTTTTTGTTTTTTCGTTTCCTGATTTCCAAATTTGACCAGATATGTGAATTATTTTTCTTTGAGTAGGTTTGAATCCATCAATAACAGAAGGTATAGCTCTACCTTCAATTGAATACATAGCGAATTCTTTATACTCTTTTGATAGGAAGTTTGTAATTGAAGTTTCTTTCATCATAGACATATATATGAGAAAAGACAAACTTTGTTTTTATTCAACAATTACTAAGTTAATGCTGCCCTTAAAGTCCTCATATAGAAAAGAACAAGTTTCACAAAAGTCTCCAGTGTTGTAATAAGTAAATTTACCAATCTTTTCTATCGCTGGAGTGTGAATGTGACCAATCATAATTGAATCACAATTCATTTCTTCTACTTTTTTAATTGATAGAATTTTAAAGTCATTTATAAATGAAATGGCATTTTTAACTTTTGACTTTAGGTATTGGGAAAGTGACCAATATTCTAGTCCAAAAATTCTTCTTAATTTATTATACCATTTGTTTATCTTGAAACTCATTTCATATGCCCAGTCACCTAAAAGATAAATAAATGGATGTAATCTAATAAATCCATCAAATTGATCTCCGTGACATATGTAAATTTTTTCACCTGATATTGTTGTATGAAAATATTCATCACAGATTAAGATGTTTCCTAAGTTTATATTTTCTTCTTCAATCAATCCCCTTAAATAATAGTCGTGGTTACCTAAGACATAAACTACTTCTACATTTTTTCTTGAAAATCTCAGAACCTTTTGTATTACTGTAGAATGTTCCGGTTTCCAATAAAACTTTCTCTTCAACGAAGTCAAATCAATAAAATCACCAACAATCACAAGTCTTTCAAACTCATACGATTTGAAAATGTTTAGTAATTTATCTGCTTGGCATTTACTAGTTCCTAAATGTATATCGGATATAAATAATGTTTTAACCTTCATATCTTATTTATAAATTGTTGTTTATCACAAGTACTGATTTCTAAATTTGTGATAGGTTTTTTATAGATGCCTTTGTTAAGTTTATATTAAATTATGAAGAAGTTGAAAAAATATGATAGTTTTCTAATTTTGGAAAAATTTGATGATAATATTATAGCTGAATTAAGAAGATTAGGTGTCGAAGACGAAGAAGAAATAAAAAAACACTTATATCACGCACACAGAGGTAATTTAGCAAAGTATTTAGAAGAAAATGGTCGTAATTTTACTTTTGTTGAATGCGATTTTTCACGACGAGAGACTCTAAAAGAAGAACAGATATTAAAATTGGAGTTATTAAAGCCATACACAGAATAATTCCTATGGCATTAGCTCCGTTTTTTCCAATAGTAGCAATTATTGGTTACTCTCTCTTTAGGTTGAATTGTTATAAGTGTCATATCTAATAATTTTAACAAAATTAATAAATTAAATTATTAGTAAATTATAAAAAATGTTAATAAACAAAAAAAGGACAAAGTAAAACTCTGTCCTTTTTAATTTTATATTTTTAGATTATTAATTTTGATTAGTAGTTAAAACAGCAGTAATATCACCAGCAGTTTTTAAGTCAGAAACATTCATTCCAAGTGGCTCAAGTGATGCTTTTAATAAACCAGCAATTGATGCTATTTGATTCATAATTTCTTTATCACTATCAATCTTAGAAGAGCCTAAACTTAATAAAACACCACCTAAGATACCACCAGCTCCAGCAAGTACATCTTTACTAAGTTCTCCACCAAGTACACCATATCCTGTCATAGGGTTTTCACTAAAATCAGGACGGTTGTAATAAGTATGACCACCCTCGTACCCATAGCTATTTATTTTACCACCATCTGATCTACCAAAATCAAAGGGGTCACTGGTAATTGTTTTAGGATAATCTTGACCTTTATCATAGAAAGATTGTTTCCACTCATCAAAAGCTTGATATTTAGAATAGATACCATATAAGATAACAGCAACACCCGCAGCAGCAAGAACGACACCAGAAACAACACCAGTTGTTCTTAAAAAAGAAATCCACTTTGTTCTTTCACAAGCTTCTACAAATATTCCTCTAGCATGATTTATTTCTTCAGTTGTTGGTCTAACATAAAAACCAATTCTATTACCTTTTTCATCTTTGTAACTAAGATAAGTCTCACCAGTTCCCCAACTATCATGTACCCTCATATCATAAGCTTTATAAGTAGAATCAGGTAAAAAATTATCTCCTGAACTAAGTTTCCATCCTTCAGGATAACTACCTTTTAAAACTGGTAATTTTGGAATCACATGGTCTTTTAACTTCAATACTAAATTAGTTAATCCTTTAACTGTTGATAAAGAAGGGTTTGAAACTGATTCTTTAACTTCTTTAGAAAGTGTATTATTATTATTATTTTTAGCAGCATCTTTTAATTTATCTACAATTCCTGTATCTTCAGATGTGATTTTTTTAGCGTCATCTTCAGCTTGTTCTAAAGCTTCACGACCTTTCTTGATTAGTTCATCTTGATTCTCGTTTTCATAAAGTTTAGAGAATCCAGTAAAGTTTTTAACAATCTTCTTCATGTTTATTCGTATTATATTTTTTGTATTTTAATTATATATTATTTTTTAACTTATTTTTTAAGAAAATGAAAGTTGTTCTGATTTAATTTTCTCACTTTGTTCTTTTAACTTTTGTCTATATAACTTTTGAAATGGTGAATCACCCTGAGTAAAGTCTTGATACTCTTTTACTTTCTTTTCAGCAAATTCACTCCATCCAGTTATTCTACCAATTAATCCTTTTGGTTGATAACCAGGAACATCTCTAACATCTTTCATTACCTTAACTTCAAGACTAACCTTTTTCTTAGAAGCCCAAATAAATAATATAAGAATTAATATTGATGTAATTGTAGAAACTATTGGAGCAGTAGTAACACCTAACGCAATTAAAGAAGCTGAAACTATTTTAGATATTATTACTGATATTGCTGACTTACCTAAAAACCCAATTATTTGATTAATCACTTTTTTCAATTGAAGACTTTTATCATCTAAACCTTCTTTAGATTGTAACTTGTTTTCATCATCTTTGAAACTCCAACTCTTATCAGTTGTAAACTCCTTTACACTATTACTTATTTTTGAATAAAGATTTTTAACATTATTTAAATTAATATCATTCCATTCAACATCGTGATAGTCTTTACTAAAGAATAAATTTGATGCTCTGTTTAATTGAATCTTAGATAACTCACCAATTGCTTCAAATAATTTAGAAAAGTATTCTTTTAAGTTTTCTTTATTTAGTATCTTCTTACACCAATCTATAAATTCATTAATTTTATTCCAAATAAACTCACCAGTCTCAGAAACCCATTGACTTATATCAGATAAAACATCTTCTGAGCCAGGTGTAGGATCTACTGGTAAAGTAAACATATCTAATGTTTCATTTAAATTAAAGCTCTCAAAAGTTTTAACATATTTCATATAATATATATTTATTTTTTAATTTTAAAATCCTTCTTGTAGTGACTCAAGGACAAGCTTTTTAATAAATACAAAAAAGAATTATACTTATGAAACTATTTAAAAAACTAAAAGAAAAACTAGGATTTGCTCCAGACTATGTAGTAACTCAAGGGCAGGTCGTCTTTTTATAAAAAAAGATATGACTACCATTTATCATGATAATTACTAGATAATCTTAAAAAAGATTTAGCAGAAAGTAATGGGTATAAGTATTTTTTTGTATATAGTGATGAGGATATTAAAACAAAACAGTGTGAATTAATAGAATTAATTAAAAAAGAAATTTCAAATAGTGAAAAAAATTGAAGATAAATATAAAGTTTTAGACCAAATAACACATATACTTTTAAGACCACAAACATATGTAGGGTCTAATAAACCGAACACATCTATCAAAAATGTAGTAGAAAATGAACAAGTTGTTCAAAGAGAAATCACATTCATACCATCATTTGTTAAAATATTTGATGAAGTAGTTACAAATTCAGTTGATGAACATAAAAGAAATAAAAATCTAAATAAGATTGATATTTCAGTGGATGTTGATAATAATATAATCTCAGTAAAGGATAACGGAGGGATTCCAGTGGTGATTCATAAAGAGCACGATCAATATGTTCCAGAAGTTATCTTTGGTAATTTAATGTCCGGTAGTAACTATGATGATAGTGATGAAAGAACAGTTGCTGGGTTAAATGGATTAGGTGCTAAATTAACCAATGTTTTTTCAACAGAATTCACCATTTCAACTTGTGATGGTAAAAATCACTTCATACAGACTTTCTCAAATAATATGAGAGATAGAAGTAATCCAGTTGTTAAAAAATCAAAATTAAATCATACAGAGATAAAGTATAAACCGGATTTATCACAATTTGGTATAGATAAAATAGATGACGATCACTTCAAAATGATTGAAAAACGAGTTTATGATCTTGCCGGAACAAATCCAGAAATAAAATTCACATTCAATGGGACTAAAATAAATTTCAACTCATTCGAAGATTACATAAAATTCTATACTAAAGATTATTTCTATGAATCAAATAAGAATAAAACCTGGTCAATAGGAGTTGCTCTTTCTGAAAACGGATTTCAACAAGTCAGTTTTGCTAATACCACAGACACATATGATGGTGGGACACACGTCGATTATGTTATGGGTCAAATCATTTCTTCAATGAGAGAGTTCTTTATGAAGAAACACAAAGTTGACGTGAAACCATCAGAGTTGAAGAATCACATGTTTTTATTTTTAGATGCAACGGTTATAAATCCTAGTTTCTCATCACAAACTAAAGAAAAACTGATAACAGAGATTAAAGATTTTGGTTCAACATTTGAGGTATCACAAAAACTTATTGGTCAAATACTTAAGTCTGAGATCGTCAATTCAATTTTAGACTGGATCCAACAAAAGAAAACAGCTGAAGACTCTAAACTACAAAGAGAACTTAATAAAAAACTTGATAAGATTAAAGTTGAAAAGTTAATTGATGCTAAAGGTAAGGAGAGATGGAAATATTCGATTGGTCTTTTTGAGGGAGACTCTGCAATTTCAGCTTTTAGAAAATACAGAGATCCACAAACAATGGGTGCTTTCGCCTTGAAAGGTAAATTTGTAAATGTCTCTGAGATGACTAATCAAAAATTAGTTCAGAACACTGAGGTTGTAAATCTTATGGCTTCTATTGGTCTAAAACTAGGACAAAAAATAGATGTAAAAGATTTAAGATATGGTAGAATACTTTTCTATGTTGATGCTGACGTTGATGGAAATTCAATTGCTGGTCTTTTAATAAATTTCTTTTACAAATATTGGCCAGATGTGTTTGATAGAAGGATGATATACAAAGTAGAGACACCAATTGTAGTTGCTATTCCAAGAACTAAAACAAAGAAGAAGGTACTTTTTTATTCACAAGACGAATACAACCAATGGGAATCTAAGACAGACTTAAAGCAATGGGAGATTAAATATAAAAAAGGTTTAGCGGCTCTTGTTGATGATGAATATCAAGATATTATTAATAGTCCTAAACTTACTTTGATTACTAAAGATGATGTATCATCTAACTCCTTAGATATTTGGTTTGGAAAAAATTCAGATTTAAGAAAAACAGAATTGTTAAAATAACTATACACAAATAATAATTTTATGAAAGCAAAAATCATCTTAGACCCACAGACATATCCCGTCTATCCACCTTATCTGACTCCGGGTAAATTTTATCAAATAAAAGGACAAGATCAATTTGATAAGAATATTTATTTTATCATAACTGATGATGGTTCTACAACATCAGTTGATATTTCGGAACTCATATTTTTAGATGAAATTAGAAATGAAAAATTAGAAGAATTACTAAAATGAAATTTGTAATAAAATCAAGTCATCACCACCATAAAGACCAGTTAATTGAATTAGATTTTTCAAAATGAAAATTGTAACTGATTTAAATTTTCATCCACATACAAATACTCCTGATAGTAATGCTTATAAATATGAAGGAAAATCAGTATGGGGTAAATACTTAGGACCTTCGAGAATTGATGAATGTCCAATGTTTCAAATTGATACATTCCAATTAGATAGAGAGAAAAAAATTGAAGAAATTCTAAAATAGTTTTTATATTTGTCCTTATGTCAAGAAATCGTGCCTGGCGCAGACATATAAAAGATGTTCACACCATTCGTAGAATAAAACTCAGTGTAAAAAGATATTACTGGGGATTCTATGATGCAAATGATAGGAGACTTACCAATCCACTTCTTAAAGACTTTATTAAGACTAGTACTGAGTTTAAAGCAAAGACTTTATCCACTACAAATTGCGATACAAAGAATAAAGTTAAATATTCACCCAATAAGAGTAAAGAATATTATAGAAACGGGACTAAAAAAAGAACAAGAGAACATAGTAAGAAAACTTTTATAAAAATATTAAAAGAATATGATATTATCTGAGTTAATACCAAACAATTCTGATAATTGGATATTTGATGATAATTTTCTTTATTGGAAAAAGTATCAAAAAATACCGATTTGTTTTATTGATAATGATATTGTTTATGTATTCTTAGATAATAGATTACCAAAACCTGTCATTAAATTAGTAAGTTTCCTAATTAGTAAGCAACTTAAATTCTATTTTACTATTCCAGAGTTATCGAATCCATCTGGTGTATTTGAAGAAGACTATGAAGATTTAGTTATCTCACATTATTTGTTTTCGTATGCCAATAAGAACTTCTTTTTGGGTTTTCAAAAAATAGATTTTGATTTAATCAAAAATATGACAGATTGGATTGGAGATAGGAATTGTTTTCATAAATTAAAACCTATCTTAGACAAACAAAAGAAAAGAGTTCTAAGAAAACATTGGGACTACTATTCAAAAAAAGATTACTATGATTATGATTCTATAATCAGAAATGAATTTGAGACACTTTATCGTCAAATCAAATTGAATCAAATTATATAACAAACGGATTTAATATATACTCTGTATGAAATTACACAGATATAGAGTTTTTTTAGAAGAGGCTGAATTGAATCTTGCAGAACTATCTAAAGATAGAGCAGGTCAGAAAAGAGGTGATATTTTAGTCAATAAACTTAAATCAAAGAGTGAAATCACTCTTAACAATAATAGACCTGTTGTAGTTGATAAAATGAAAGATGAAACTGGTTGGTCTGAACCAGGGGAAGTTGTAGATGATAAAATAACAACCGATGGTAAGTATGACGTTGATAAAGCCAAAGATTATTTTACACAAGGGACAAGATATAAAAACGTTTTCAAAGAAAAAGATGGAACTGAATTTAGACTAAATCAATTCAAAAAAACTACTGATTTTGGTTCTTCTGGTCCTGGTAGATTATTAAATGAGTTTGAGACACTTCAGTGTTTATTCTTAGCCATAAAACAATTAAATCCATCTGAAGCACTAAATATAGAAAACGTAAGAAGAAACTTTAAAAAATATTTAGATGACGCTAAAAATTTAATTTTTGTAAATAATAAACAAGAAATTAATGAAGAGTTGTTTGACCTATTTGCTGATTCTCCAGACTGGTTATCTACATTTTATAGAATACCCAATAGAATGTATTCTAGTCTTTATAATTATTTAGATAGAAGTAAACAATATAGAATTTACCACACATCATATAAGGAGATGGACTCACCTTTTGTTAGAATTAAAAACAAATATAAAGAACTATCGAAGTTAGGTGGGTTTAGTGATATTGACTTTCATAAATTTCTACCATCTGATGCTTATTTAATATCAGTACAACATCAAAATGCCATACTAAGTGAAATTAACAATTGTAAAACTATTGATGAATTAGTAAAATATTTAGATAGTGTATTTGATGATAAGAAATTAGTAAGTATTTCTCTTAAAAAAATTGGTTACAAAAAAGATTATAAAATAATCATTAACAAAGAAATTGATAAATCCTTACCAGACTTTTACTTAAAATACTTTGTGGTAGGAGAGGATATGAGAGGTATAGGGTCTCAGATTTTTACCAGGTCATTCTGGAAACATCGAAAGAATAAGGATGTCGATGTCAAAGATAGAAAAATAACTATTGATTCATCTGATACCAGTAAAAGAAATAATATAGATGCTGAGGTCGAAGGTTCAAAATCAAGACATGGTAAAATTTCATTCACTTCCTTAAAGAGACTGATTAATCAATATGAAGGATTAACAGAACTACAATCTTATAAAGAATTAGAATCATATGACTTAGAAGATTTAAGGAAAACAGTGAAGTTACTTAAAGTAGAAATAATGCAACAATCAAGTGCTTCGATTAGAAGTGAAATAACTGTTGTTGTACCATTTAATAGAGCAAAAGATATTAGTGATAGTAAAAACAAGTTGATATCAAGAATTCAATCTATGCAAGTTGTTTTAGCTCTTTTACAATTACACACCATTGATTCTGAAGAATGTGATAGACTAATTACTAAAATTATGAGGTTCGCACTTTCAATTGAAACCGATATGTTCTCAACTCCTAGATATTTTAGAGTTATTTAAACAAAACATTTAGACAAAATATAAGTGATATGAAATTACCTAACTATCACTCTAATTCTAGTCTAAACGTATCTTATAACTATCAATATTCCGATAAGTCTAAATATTTTGTACTAGGTGAATGGGTAGAGATAGAGTCAAACCCAGATACAGAATTAGCCATCACAATCTCAATCTTAAACGTATTAGGAAAACCATTCTATGAACAACTTGTAAAACAGAATATTACGTTTCCTATCGAAGTCGAAGAAGTAATAAAAAAAAATTTATTAGCTATAGACAGGGAAAATAAGATTGATGAAATTATAAAATAAGACATTCACAAACTTAAGTTTTATTTTTTGATATAATAAAAAAATAAAATTTTAAAATGACATGTGATTTAATCATAGACGGAAATTATATTCTTAGTAGATTGGTTTTCACTTTACATAAGAATAACCTTCTGTTTGGTGCTTTACACAAATCATTGGAAAATACAGTCAATAATTATAGAAAATGGTATCCATTTGCTAACATTTATCTAGTTTCAGATTCAAAAGAAAAGTCGTGGAGAAAGAAACTTATTAAAGAATACAAAAGTCAAAGAAAAAAAGATTCAGACATCGATTGGGCATTTGTTTATTCAGCTTACGATGAATTTAAGAAGTCTTTACCACAACCTATAAAAGTTTTAGAAGCACCTCACGTTGAAGGTGATGACTGGATTTCCTTTTTGTGTAGTAGGTCAAACTCAGAAGGAAGAAGCACAATCATCGTTTCTAACGATCACGATATAAAACAAATTGTTTCATATTCTATGGAACCTCTTTTCATCAATATCATGACTAATGAAATGTATAATAAAGAGAAACTATTTATGCCTAAAAATTATCAAATTTTTATTAGCAAAGTCAATGATTTACCAAACGATGATATTTTTAATCTTAATGATAACTCTGACTTCATTCAACTATTACAGAGATTTTTGACAAAATATGAAATCTTAGAAATAGACTCTATGGAATCTTTAGTGATAAAGATTATATCTGGGGACCAAAGTGATAACATCAGTTCTGTTTGGTCACAAAACAAAAATGGTAAAAAAAGAGGAATAGGAGCTAAAGGTGCTAAAACTATATATGATGAGTATATTGTAGAATTTGGCGAGATAAATTTAGAAGATCCTGATCTTTATGAAAATATCGCTGATTTGATTTGTGAGAAAAAGAAACTAAGTAAGACACAGATTGAGAAAATTGTTGAAAATATCCAATCTAATGTTAAATTGATTGACTTAAGATTAAGTAACTTACCAAATCCGGTAGTTAATAAAATGTCAGAAGTTTTCGAAAAAAATGGTAAGTAATGGCAGAGTTGATAGATGTAGCTAACGCAATGTTCAAAAACAGAAATGATTGGAATAAGATAACCGATGAAGATAAAGAGAAGTTTTTCTTTATCTTCAATCGTTACTTTAGTAAAAAATATCACGAAAAATCACAACTTCTTAACCTAAAAACAATAAATAAATCTGTAGCCTTAGATATCTGGTTTTATTTTATGAAAGATAAAGGTTATCCTCAATGGTTTTGGTCTAAATCCCCTAAAAAAGAAACAGACCTACCTGAAAAAGAGTATAAACTTTTAATTGAAAAGTTAAAGGTGAAACCAGAAGACTTAGACTACCTAATCTCAAATTTTCCAGAGTTCATTAAAGAAGAACTCAAATACTACAAACAATTAGAAAAACAATAATAAATTAAATATGGAACACACAGTTTTAGAATCAAATCAGAAATCAACATCTAAATGGTATATTGTTAGAACTCAAGCTAATCGTGAGAGAAGCGTATCTGAAAAAATCATCAAATCCGGAGAAAAAGGAGAATTGCTAGGAAAAATTCAACAAGTTATAGTCCCGATGGAAAAGACTTTTTATATAAAAGCTGGTAAAAAAGTTAAAAGAGAGAAAGTTCTTTATCCTGGTTATATTTTCATCCAATCAAATGCAGTTGGAGAGTTGAAATATTTCTTAAAAGAATGTAATGGAGCTACTGGATTTTTAACAAATAAATCAGGTGAAATTCAAGCACTTTCTCAAAATGAAGTAAATCGAATGATTGGTTATGTTGAAGAAGCTGAGAAAGAAATAGAAAATCCTTTCATTGCAGGAGAAGAGGTTAAAATCTTAGATGGTCCTTTTCAATCAATGGTTGGTACTATTGAAAAAATTGAAGGACAAAGAGTAAAAGTCGCTGTATCAATTTTTGGTAGAAAAACACCTATTGAATTAGATGTTATGCAAATTGATAAAAAGTAATATGAATAAACAAGAGAGATATGACAGAGCTTATCTGAGTTTGGCCAAAGAGTGGTCAAAGTTATCTCATTGTAATAGAAAACAAGTTGGTGCTCTAATCGTTAAAAATGGCATGATTATTTCTGATGGTTATAATGGAACACCAACTTCTTTTGACAATTGTTGTGAAAACTCAATCGGTGAAACTCATTGGTATGTAATTCACGGAGAAGCAAACGCTATCTTAAAATGTGCAAAACATGGTCACTCTTGTGAAGGAGCCACTCTTTATCAAACTCATTCACCTTGTAAAGATTGTTCTAAATTAATCTTACAATCTGGAATAAAAAAATTGGTTTATTTAGAAGATTATAAAGATACATCTGGATTAGACTTTCTAAAAGAAGCCGGTTTAGAAATAATTAAATATGATTGACTTTCTTAAAAATATTGAAAAGTTTGAAAGTTTAAAAAGAGTTTATGAAAATAACCTTTTTACAGCAAAGTCAATAGCTTTAGAGATCGGCATATGGCATACTTTGTCAGAAGAAGATAAAGATAAATTAGAAAACAACACCCCACTCGAATCTTACTTAAACTCTGGAGTCGAAGTAGAAATTGACTTAGATGAACAATATACCAAACTCGGTTATGGTGAGATTACTCAAAGAGGAGTTGAAACATTATATGAGTTTATAAAGGGTAAAATTGATAATGAAGAGTTAATAAACTTTTGTGATGTGGGATCTGGAAATGGTAAAATTGTTTTACATATGGCTATCATAAGTCAGTTTAATAGTTTTATAGGATTAGAAATACAAAAGATTAGACATCTTTATTCTAATTGGATAAAAGAAAAAACACTACTCAATTTTAACAACGTCAATTTTTTTAATTTAGATGCCTTAGATTTTGACTTTTCAAATGTGAATTTTGTTTTTATGAATGATTTATTATTTGAGAACGAAGACATTGAAAACATATTAAATATACTTAAACCAGGAACACATTTAATTTCAATATCAGAAAATAGTCTTATACCGGATGATGTGATAAAAATTGAAGTGTCTTGGATGAAAGAAAAACTACCATTTAAATACTATAAAATAAAATAAAATAACATGGAATTAGTAACAACAAAAATTTGTATGGCTTTGGACTTAGGTGTTCATGGTAATTTGTTTGGAGGAAATATGATGTCTTTTTTAGATGAGGCAGCTGCCGCTTACGCCTGTCAAATCTGTGACTCAGCTAAAATGGTCACAAAGAAAATTGAAGAAGTCGTTTTTGAGAATCCAGTAAAAGTTGGAAATCTTATAAAGATATATGCCTCAGTAGATAAGTTTGGTAAAACTTCTGTTACTATAAACCTTGAGGCTAGAAAACACAATGTTCATACTGGGAAACAAAGTTTGGTTTGTTCAACTAAGATGGTCTTCGTTAAATTAGATGAAGAAGGAGCACCTATTCCTATTTCGGATAGAGTTAAAACGAGATATGTTGAAAGATTTCAGAAATATGGCAGAGGTCTATTACACCCAGAGGAATTAGAAAACAATATATAACTAACTTATGTTTGGTTGTCCAGTGTGTAAAACAAAATTAGGTATGGATTTACAATTCATATTAAACCAACCGGAATCTATTTGTCCGGGTTGTGGTTTAATTTTTAATTTTAAAATGACAGATGAAATGAAGAGAGAAACCTTAGAAACATTAAGGAAAATGGAAGAAATTAAGAAAAAAATGTCAAAAATTGCAAAATTTAGGTAATTTTTCTTTAATATATAAAAATAAAAATATAAAATATGGCAGATATCGCACAACAATTCGCTGGACTTCCTATTGAAGATTTAATTGTTCAACCACTTGTTGGTATGGCAAAAGGTCAAGCACAATTGAATGATGTTACTTGGAAATATATCTCTCAAGTAGCCTTCACAACACCTAAAGGTGGTGATGAAAATTCACCTAAAGTAGCAAATAGTTTAGATGTAACTTTAAACAGATTTGTAATCAATCCTGAAACAGGAAAACAAGAACTACAAGAAATTAACTCTAAGGTTCCTCTTTTACCATTGGTTCCACTACCAGCTCTTTCAATCACAAGTGCTGATATCGAGTTCTCTATGGAAGTTAAACAAACTGATATCTCTAAAGATTCAACAGATACGTCTGCTGAAGCAAGTGCTGAAGTTTCTGGTGGTTTCTGGGGAATGAAATATAAAGTTTCAATGAGTGGTAAAATCGCGACTCACAAAGAAAATACTAGAAGTACAGATAACTCAGCTAAATATAATGTGAAAGTACATGCTGAACAATTACCACCAACTGAAGGTATGTTAAAATTATCTGATATGTTACAAATGATGATGGAACCATCAGTTGTACCAACTGGAGATAATAAAAACGAATAAACAAATTTAGTTTTTTTTAATATAAAAAGGGACAATAAGTCCCTTTTTTTATGTCTAAACTAAACATTGATGATTTAATAAGTGCTTTGAATGAAGCAGCTCTTGTTGCCAGAAGAATTTCTGAAAGACAACATATTGATAATCTTAAAAATTATTTTAAAGCAGATGGAACACCTATCACTAAAACTTTCAAAGTCGGTGATAAGGATATAGTCATTCCTCTTTATGTTCTCGCTGATCATTCATCAGTTGGATTAGACGAACTCGAAGTTGATTTTGAAGCTAGATTGTTACTAGACCATGAAGATAATGATTCAGAAGTTAAAAAATCTTTGTTAGGAAAAGATAGATATCATAGTATAGGATCAATTCATTTTGATTCTCAAAATAAAAAGGATTCAAATTTAGGAAATGCTAAAATTAAGGTTAAGTTTAAGAAAGATGAAAAGCCTGAAGCAGTTTCTAGATTAGTAGATGATCTAATTCAAAAAATGGAAGATCCATCTGTCAATAAAAAATAATTTTTGATATTAACTTTTTATAATCTTAAATTGTTCTCTGTATCGAAAAACCGCTAAGTCTTTAGCTTTAGCCTCAATCTCTGTATCAAAGTCTAAACCATAAGTTTTGATTTCTTCATAGATGTAGTCAGCATGAGCAGTTTGTTTTCCAGTAAAATCTTCTAATGTTTTTGGAGAACTCATATGTGTAAGTGGTCTTACACCTTTCCAGGTAGAATAAGCAAGTTTTAAAGCCTCTTCCATCGTCTGGTCTTGTGGTCCATAATTAAAGTGATGTTGGTCAAACACGATTGGAATTCCGATTTCAGTATGAACCCAATCATACAACATCTTCACTGAGAATTGATTTGGTGAATCATCGTTCTCTACGGTCAATCTTTTTTTACAGGATTCTGATAAGAGTTGAAAACTTTGACAGAATTTCTTAGCAGCTTCATAAGTTGTTGGTTTTGTAGTACCAATGTGAATATTGATAGGGTAGAATGTAGATTGATCCAATTCCATTAAGTCCATAAGATAGGCGTGTTGATCTAACTCAGCAATAGCACGATAAATCACTTCTTGTCTTTCAGATGCTAATACGTTGAATGGTCCAGGATGATACGAAACTCTCATACCATTTTGTTTAACTTTATTTCCGACTTGTTGTAATAAATCCTTTATGATATCAAAGTTTGGTAAGTCATCAAACATATATTCTGACATCCACGGAAATGAATCAGAAGACATACGATAAACATAGATATCATTTTGTATGTTCCAATCTAATACCTTCAATGTGTCTTTAATATTTAATATTATAAGTTCTGAAACATATTGAAGACCTTTGGTGTCAAAAGTCTTACGCACCATACTTCGATTGACTAAGATTTGTTCTTTTTTCTTTTTACCTTCATTACAACCGAGTGAAATGCAGCAGTATCCTAAATTCTTCATATTGACAAATATAATAAAAATTTTTTATTAATATATAATTTTAATGAATTATCTTAACAATTTTAGTGATTTTACTGGCAAATATTGAATATCTAAAAATATCTGACATCAATTGTTCTAAAAATGGAACAATAAAATATCTTACAACAGAGGATCCAAAAGAGTTTGACGAAGAGGCAAAAGAATTCTTAGGTTTAACAATTAATTCTGAAAGAATTTACTTATAATAGAAATCGAATTTAATATATACATTATGAAAATTGTAAAATTCACAGAGTTTATTAACGAAGAACTATTAAATGATACACCGGAAACGTATATTTCTTCTGTTCTATCTAAATTAAAAAGAAAGATTGATGGATTATTTGAAGAATCCAACGAAACAGAAGAGGAAGAAGCTGAAGAGAAGTCTATTAAAAAAGCTCAAGAAGATTCTAAGAAAAATAAAGAAAAACTGACATTCAAAGATTTAGGAATTAGATTAGAGAGTTCAGAAATTTCAAAATATTCCAAATTATATGATTCATTAACCATAGTCTTTAGAGACGATGAGTTTATGTATCATTTAATTATTATGATTGACTTAAAAGAAGCACTACCAAAAGACCCTAATAAAGACTTTACAATGGATGATGTAAAAATGTGTTATATTAAATTCAAAAAGTATAGTCTATTAACAAAAGACATCGAACTAATAGGTCAAATATCTAAAAATGTAGAAATTAAGAAAATTGATGAAGAGTTTATAATCGATCTTAAAATTGAATTAGATGATGAATTTGGTGATGAAGAAGAAAAATTAGAAATAGAAACTGAATAAATTTATTTTGTAAGTTGTAATACAATCCCTGTACAATGTATAGGGATTTTTTGTTTTAGGGAAAGTCTAAATATTAATAAATATGTTATGGGATTAAATATTGTTTGTTCGTATCAGATTGCACAAGAATTCAAAAGGTCTAAATATTTTAGACAAAATCTCGGACTTGTTTCAACACTAGATAAATCTGGAAGAAGAGTTGTGAATGATGCAGATAAATTTGCAATTCATTATAATTCAATTTATAAAACAACAATATATGCGCAAGGAAATGTTGGTGACATTAGATTTTATGTAGATCACTATATAAAAGATAATACTTTTGCAGCATTTATAGGCCAAAATTTTGAAGAATTCATCTACCAATATGATCCAGAATTTGTTAGAAAGAAAAATATAGACTCTTACATAGGATTCTTACTCAAAGACGCGGAAGATAAATATGACGAAAAAGTCAAAAACGACGAACTCAAAAAGATAGAACCTAAGCCAGATGGTAATCCAGAAAATATATTAAAGAATCCAGGTGCGGTGAGTTACGCAGATTTAAGGGCTTATCTGGAAAAGAGGAATAAAGAAAGATATAAAAATAATTTCGAATAATCATGCAAAGAATTATGATGCTTAGAATGTCAGGTGAGGATGTTAGACTTCTTCAAAACAAACTAAAAGAGTTTGGATTTTATAAAGAAAGAGTAGATGGATTCTTTGGTCAAAATACATTAGTTTCTGTAACAAATTTTCAAAGAAAAGTTGGAGTAAGAGCTGATGGTGTCGTTGGTCCTCAGACCTGGTCACAAATATTAGCTTATAATCCTAATCCAACACCAGTTGAGATTGAAAATAAAAAAATTGAGGAAAAAAATCAAAATACTTATAAACCAGTAGTTAAAGTAGATATACCTCATGAAATTTCTTATATTGGAGATGATGGTTTGACAATTTACGATTGTCTTTTACCAGACGATGAATACTATAAAAAACCAACTCAGAAAAATACTATTTGGTTACACCACACTGCTGGTGGTTCGAGACCAGATTGGACTATATCTGGTTGGGATAAAGACTTTCAAAAAGATGAAAAGGGAGAGGCAATACTAGATAAAAATGGTAAAATTAAACCCCTAAGAGTAGGAACATCTTTTGTAATTGGTAGAAGTTCCTCATCAAAAAGTGACGGACTTTGGGATGGAAAAATTCTTAGAGCATTTGATGATAGATATTGGGCTTATCATTTAGGAATAAATCACAACATGAGTTTAGACTTAAATTCTAAATCTGTTGGTATTGAAATTTGTAACTATGGTCCTCTTAGATTGACTAAAGAAGGTAAGTTTATTAATTATGTAAATAAAGAAGTCAATGAATCAGATGTTTGTGAATTATCAAAGCCATTCAGAGGTTATAAATACTGGGAAAAATATACAGAAAAACAATTAGACTCAACAGCTAGATTAATAACTTACTTAAATAAAAGATGGCAAATTGAAATTGAAAAAGGCATCTACAATGAAGAATGGTTTGAATACAATAGTAAATGGTTTTCATTAGGTGGTTTAAGAACTCATACACAAGTCAGAAGAGATAAATTTGACTTATTCCCACAGAAAGAACTTATTGAGATGTTAAATAGTCTCTAATAGAAACTTAAAGTTGTAAGTATTATTAACTTATCTTTTTCTGATAAGTCATCAAATTCATAAAAGTGATCTAAATCATCTACAAATACGTGAACAAGCAGACATTTTTCTGAATCTAACCACTCAATAGTGTTTATTGTCATTTCAGAAAGTTCTATGTCTAAAACAATTTCAGAAACATCTCCACCGATTTTCTTAATCATTTGTATGACTTTTTTCCTAACTAAATTTTTGTAAATAATTTTCATCATAGATATATATTTTTACTTTTTTATGATTAAAAACATAAAGTCTAAAATTTATTTAATATATACATTTATGATACGTAGGTATAATGATTTTTTGAACGAGAATATTTTAATACAATTATTAAATGAGTCTAAAATTGTATTTTCGAATAAGTTTAATAATATCTTGTCTAAAATGAGAGAAGATAGATTGGCCTTAGAATTATTGAAAATATCAGGAAATGATATCGATACAAGATATAATTACATTGATATAACTGACCAAAAAGATTCAGTTAGCTTTATTATGGACGCTAAGGCTCAAGAATTTAGAAGTAAAAAAGTTGAAACTCACAGAGTCATCAATAATGGAAGATATTTAACACATAGTGATAAGAATGATAGAATATTTGCACTTTTAGGTTATGATAAAAATGGAAGACAAAATTGGGCACCTGAGGTTGATACGATTGGTGTAGTATTAAAAGAAGCACAAAGTCCAGTATCAACAAATAAATATGCTCTTTTTGAAGAATATGGAACAGATAGTCCAAGGCTTGCTGTAATAAATACGGCAGCAATTGAGCCTTATGAAGTAGAACCAAAAGAAGTATGGACATCTTCTAGAAATCCAATGAAAATCGGAAGATTAGTAAGAGCTATTTTACAATCTGCTAAAATAACTTTTACAGATAAAGACATCGAAGATTTTACAAATAAATGGAAAGCCACTTATGATTTCGCAGCTGACGCCTTAAAACAATTTGATGTTGTTAAAGGTGGAGATATTGCTAAATGGTATGATAGTACAAACTATAAACGAGGTGGTGGAACATTAAATAACTCTTGTATGGCTAAAATGGAAAGTGAAACTTTCAATATCTATACAGAAAATCCACAAGTATCACTTGTGATTCTTTACGATGATGAAGGAAAATTAACAGATGGTAAATACACATCTGATAAAATAAAGGGTAGAGCTTTACTTTGGGATGCTTTCTTAAATGGCAACAAAATTCAATTTATGGATAGAATCTATACTACACACGATTCTGATGTAGAGTTATTTAAACAATTTGCTGAAAAAAATAACTGGTGGTGGAAAAGAGACCAAACTATGGACACAGAGACACCATTAACAAATGGTTCTAATGTAGTCAGTGATCCTTCTTTAAGGGTTGAAATAGATGAAGGTGATTTTGAATTTTATCCATACTTAGATACAATGTGTTATCTAAACGATTATGATGCGTGGCTTTATAATTACGCGAAAGGCACTGGGAAATATCTAAAGGAAACAGGAGGAGATTACGACACATATGATAATGATTAATAAAAAAACCCAGTCAAATGACTGGGTTTTTTAATTTCAAAAAAGTTTTATTTTACTTCTTCGAAGTCTGCGTCTTGAACTTCATCATTTTGACTCTCAGACTGGTTAGATTCACCAGTTTCTGATTGTTGTTGATAAAGTCTGGTTGAAATTGTCTGCCAACTCTCATTTAACTTTTGAGATGTCAAATCAATTTTCTCTAAGTCTTTCTCAGAATGAGCTGATTTCAGTTCATCTAAGTTAGAGTTTAAGGTTGATTTGTCGTCTTCTGTTAGTTTATCTGAAAATTCTTTAATCTGTTTTTCAGTTTGGAAAATCAAACTATCAGCCATGTTTAACTTATCAACCATTTCTCTTTCTTTAGCATCAGCCTCTGCATTTGCCTCAGCCTCAGCTTTCATTCTTTCGATTTCCTCTTTGGTCAATTGAGAACCACCTTCTATTCGAATTTGATTTTCTTTACCAGATGCCTTATCTTTTGCAGATACAGACAGAACCCCATTCGCATCGATATCAAAAGTTACTTCAATTTGAGGAATACCTCTCGGTGCTGGCATGATTCCATCTAAATGGAAGCGACCTAACGAACGGTTATCTTTAGCCATTGGTCTTTCACCTTGTAGAACATGAATTTCTACAGATGGTTGATTATCAGCGGCTGTTGAGAATGTTTCTGACTTACGAGTAGGAATAGTTGTATTAGCTTCAATTAGTTTAGTCATTACACTTCCCATAGTTTCGATACCTAATGAAAGTGGTGTAACATCTAAAAGAAGAACATCAGTGATTCCACCAGTCAAAACAGCTCCTTGAATAGAAGCACCTAAAGCAACAACTTCATCTGGATTTACTGATTTGTTTGGTTTCTTACCGATAAACTTTTCTAAAGCCTCTTGTACTGATGGAATTCTGGTCGAACCACCAACGAGAATTACTTCATCGATATCAGATGGCTTCAAACCAGCTGACTTGAGAGCACTTTTGGCACATGCGATTGTTCTTTCAACTAAACTAGCAGTCAATTGGTCAAATTTAGCTCTAGTAAGTTGTTTCACGAAGTGAAGTGGTAATCCATCCTGAGCCGTTATATAAGGAAGATTAATTTCACTTTGTGAAGTAGAAGATAATTCAATCTTAGCTTTTTCAGCTGCCTCTTTGAGACGTTGTAGGGCCATTGGATCTTTTGATAAGTCCATATTGTTTTCAGACTTAAACTCTTCTACCATCCAATTGATAATAGCGTTGTCAAAATCATCACCACCTAAGTGAGTATCACCATCAGTTGATTTAACTTCAAATACACCATCACCAATTTCTAATACTGATACATCATGTGTCCCACCACCACAATCGAATACTAGGATTTTAGCGTCAGTGTTCTTTTTATCGAGACCATAAGCTAAAGCTGCTGCAGTAGGTTCGTTGATGATTCTTTCAACTTTAAGTCCAGCAATCTCACCAGCCTCAATAGTCGCTGTTCTTTCAGCATCACCGAAATAAGCCGGAACGGTAATAACCGCTCTGTTTACTTCATAACCTAAATAATCTTCAGCTGTTTTCTTCATTTTTTGCAGAATCATTGCTGAGATTTCTTGTGGTGAATATAGTCTGTCGTCAATTCTAACTCCAGGTACATTATTTCCACTTTTTTCAACTGCATAAGGTACTCTCTTTACCTCATCTTTACAAACAGAAAAATCTTTACCAATAAATCTCTTAATAGAATAGATTGTCTTTTTTGGATTAGTTACAGCCTGACGCTTAGCTGGATCTCCAATTTTTCTGTCTTTGTCTGTAAATCCTACAACTGATGGTGTCGTTCTTTTACCCTCAGAGTTAGAGATTACAACTGGTTCTCCTCCTTCAACCACAGCGACGCATGAATTTGTGGTTCCGAGGTCAATTCCAATAATTGTGTTTTTTGTACTCATAAATTTTTAATTTTTTAGTATGTGTTATATCAATTTGTTTGCCAAAGTTTTTTAAGTGACAAATTGTCAGTATTCCTGACTTCATTGATTTTATATAAATAGACTCTGAAAAAGTTTAATATATAACTAATGAAATTTATAAAAGAGTGGTCTAACTGGAATCCTATATTAAATAATAAGGTAAAAGATTATGTTGAGTTGAATAAACAACATCTTTCAGAACTATGGGATGATGAAAAATCAGAAGAAGAAAACATGCAATTTTTAATTGATTACTTTACAGAGTATCCAGATGAAATGAACTCAGTTGTTAATCCTGATAAAGTTAAAACAATTACACCAGTATCTGGTATCAAAAACGCAGCACCAATTCTACAAAATATCGGTGGTGTAAAGGATTTTAGAAGCTTTTAAGATAACTTACCTTTGATAAGTAAAACTGGTCCCTCTGTCCAAAATTGTCTTCGATTTTCTATCTTAAAATTCTCATCATAATTTAATAACTTAAATCCCCTCATTACAGGATTGAAAAGATAATCATTAATAAAATTAAAGCAATCTTTACCAGTTATTTCTTCTTTTTTCTTTTTAAGAAATAAAGCACATTCAATAATAAAATTATCTACCTCTTCTTTTTCTAAATCAAATTCCTGTATTGATTTTAATTTATTTTCAAGAGTTTCACCACCAATTTGAATCCAACCTGAATCTAAACCAATAGAGCCTAAAAAATACTCAACTAAATAGATATCACCACCCCAGTCACTAATTAAATCATTTCCAAATGACTCCCAAATAGTTGGATAAGGACAAACACCAATTTTAACATCATCAAATGGTATCACTTCATAAATAGCATCACCATAAGAACCAACAGCTCCTGGAGAACCACCAATAACACATCTATCATATCTAGGATAATCTTTCCAACTCGGAAGATTGGACATCAATTCTAAATGTATATTTGTATCTTCTATTGAACTTCTGAAATCACCCAGTTTAGGATCTACAAAAACATAGTCTCCTAAATCTGACATACCTCTAAATAATTCAGTCTCACACTTAGTCCAGTTTTTACAATTCTCTTTTCTGATTTTATCAAATTCAGATTCAGTAATAGTTCTTGAACCAAATCTATTGTAAGTTTCAAATATCTTATATGATTTTAAATATTTCATTATATCATTTTAATCTTATTTCTATTCCAAACAACCAATCCATAAGTATCATACTCCGGACAATAAAACCCATCCGCTTTTTGTAATATCATTTCTTTGACTTTTTCATCTTGCATTATATATTCATCGTTAGATAAAGCTATAATTGTCATATCATCTAATTCAAAGTCATACTCTCCATCATAACCTGGATTGTCTCTGTAATGTGTTATACAATTATCAGTTGTGCAAAAGTATGAGCCACCTTCAATACCATATTGGTTTATGTCTGATACTCCCCATTCTTCTTTGTCTTCTTCACTATCATAATAAAAATGTGCTTTTGTTAAACAATCATACATCTCGGTCTTTTTGAAATCAGACCAATTGATAAACTTTACCCTTTCATCTGCCTCTTTTACCGTGGCCCAATCTGGAAACTCAGAAAGAATTTCATATTTTGGATATCCCCATTTAACATAGTCTTTAGGTGTAAGAATTAAATAATCATCATCACGATTCTTAGTAAATTGTTTGACTGAGAAATCAATAATTTGACCATCAATCATAGGAGCAATATGAGCTTCTACATCTGAATCAAAATAAACTATTTCGACATCTATTGATTTTGATTTAGCCCAGTTATAAAATTCTTTTGTAAACCAAGAACAATTAGCCTTTTCTTTATCAAAAGACTTACCTAATCTCAAATCATATTGATAGGAATATTCATCTAAGAATTGATTTGCTAAACAATCTAAATTTTTGGATTCAAATAATTTATATGTCTTTAAATATCTCATAAATTTTCAGACCATACTTTTAATAATCTCAAAGCCTCTTCTCTTTTAATGTCATAAGGCAAATGCTCTTGTATTCTCAACATTTTTCTACCTTCTGGAGAATTATAGAAAAGACCTATTTTACTTCTACTAACACCTAAACTATCAAAATCATCTGGTGTTAAAAGTGCTTGTTTTTTATAAGCCTTTGCCTCTTTTGGTTGTTTTGCTTCTTTTGGCTTCAGAGAAACTTTAACACTATCATTTGTCCATGCAAATAGGGGTAGTTTCCCCCAGTAAGGTGAATTCATTAAGTCAGATAATTTACCAAAACCAATCATATTGTCTTTGATTAAAATATTTACTGTTTCTTTACCTGCTTCTGGACTAGTTTCAAAAACTTCATTTTCAGGTTCTATTTCAAAAAATTCTGGACTTAATAATGACTTTACTTTATCATTTTTTTCCACATTATTATAAAATTGATAAGCTCTAAAAAACCAGTCATTTATTGGCATTACAAAAGACCAACCCAATAATGAGTTATCATCGACTTTTATATTATAAAGATTTTTTCCGTAAAGTGAAGTTAAATTTGGATTGTTATCATAAGATACTTCGTCCATAAAATGAACACATTTACTTTTATCTGGAAATCCAATATTAACTAAAATGTCATTAAATAATTTGGGACCAATCATTCTTCTTTCACCTGGTGTAAATTCAATTTCTGACTCACCATTTAGTAAATCAACATGACTAAATCTTATGAAGATTGGATTATCTACATAAGCCTCAAATAATTTATATGTTTTTAAATATTTCATCTTTGTTTAAATTTTACAATAAGTTGGTGAAATTGGTAGTCTATTTCTTCTTCTGACATAACTGATACTAATTTATCACCATCTAATTTACAATAAAGAGGTCCAGAAGCAATATGTGTATATTCCATATTTAATATTTCCCAACCTTGTAAATCCATATAATGAACCATATCTAATAGTTCTTCTTTTATTTCTGGATAAGTAAATTTAGCATTAGATCCTCTTTTAACTATATTTACAACTATACATTGATTTACTCTACTTATAATTTCATCTGCAATCTGAACATTGAAATCTTTATCCCATAAACTTAAAGATAGGTCTCCAAGAACATTCATATATTCTTTCATATCATACCAGCTAGACTCGAATAATTTATATGATTTTAGATGTCTCATTAAAGTATATATAAAAAAAGAGAGGTCAAAAACCTCTCTTAGTTATCGTCTTCTGACTCTTCTGGCTCTTGAAAGAAAAGTGTTGAGTCTTTACTCTTCAACCATTCTCTAGCTATTTCTAGTCTTTTAGTTTTATCTCTTAGCCACTCTTTAGCCATATCAAATGGTTCACATCTTTTAAGAGATCTTTCATAAGATTCAATATCATCATAGATATCAAGTATTTCTTCTCTTGACATCTTTTTTAAGTTTTCTGCTTTTTCCAAATTCATTACAAATGGAAAAGTAGGATTTGTTCTATTCTTTATTGCATACTCCTTTTTAGATAAACCAGATTGTAGATATTCTTTGTACGCCGAATTGATTTCATCTACCTTTTCTCTTAATGTTCTTTTGACAATTGAGATTATTTTATTGATTCTTAAATGAGCCTCTACTTCATCTTCTGGTATTTGACCTAAGATATCATCAATTAAATCATCTAAGATATATCCAATTATAATATGCTCTCCGTAAATATCATTAGTCAAAAGACCGTGTCTTTGAAAATACCAATCTGTCTTTATTTTAAGCATATGATCATTATCAAATTGAACAATCCATCCTTCTTTATCCACTTCTGATTTAGATTTTTCAATCAAATCATCTAATGTATCATCATCCTCAAATGGGGCAATTTTGATTGAACCAATTTTGTCTAAATGTTCTTTAATATCAATGTGCTTTCCAGTCTTATTATCTCTTAAACGAAGAAGTATTAGTTCTTCTTTTGAGTATCTTAAAACAATTCTATTATGTGGAGCGACATATTCAAATATAGGAACGATATCGTTATTTAAACACCAATCAACAAAAGATTTAACATCCTTATTAGTCTTATAGATTTTGTTAATACCAGTTGCTTGTTCATTATCAAATCCCATTTTTGATTTACCAACTATTTTATTATTAGGTAGTTTTATAAATGTTGCGATTGAACCATCTTCTTTGTTATTAACATATCTGATTTTATAGTCTTTAACAACAGAGTACATTGAAGTAGGAACTTGATTTAAGTTAAAGAACTTTTCAAGAAGTACATACCTATTGTAAAGAGTTCCATCTTTATTAAATACAAAAGTTAGACCTCTCATTTCAAAACCTTTTAGTTCTGGTTTTGATGGGACAGGCGTATCAAAATCTTTATACTGAGCAAGTCGATAGTTAAAAACAGACACAGGATATCCCTCTACTTCGTATTTTGATTCGTAGAATGGTGCTTCATCTCCAGAGCACATTTCGACGGCTTCACTATAAGTAGGTATTTTATTCACAGATGAAGTATTTTCTTTGATGAATTCTATGTAGTTAAATATTTTCACGAAGCAAATTTAAGAAAATTTACTTATATATAAAATGAAACTATTGATTATCTTTGTTATATCTATCGATTACTCTTTTTCTGAGTTCTGTTGTTGAGAAAGAATGTTTTCTTGAATTGTAATAAATTTCGATATGTTCTAAGTCCTTACCAGTGAAATCTTTTTCTTTATATTCGTTACCAACAACTCTAACATTAATTGGATAAGAGTGTAAGATGTCGAGTAAATCCTTTTCAGTAGCATAAACAACTACTTCATCAACCCACTTACAAGCATCTAATTGAACAAATCTCTCAAATACACTTTGTACCGGTTTGTTTTTTTCTGGTCTATCATTAGTAGGGTCAGTTTGTAATCCGACAATTAGATAATCACAAATTGATTTTGCTTCTTTCAACATCATGATATGACCGGCATGAAATAAATCAAAACAAGAACAAGTAAAGCCAATTTTTTTCATATAAAATTATATAACTTAATTTCCAAATAGTTGTTTTAGTTTGATTTCTCTATCGATTAAATTCTTTTTGTTAGAGCCATATACATCTTTGTATGAAAATGTCAATTTGCAGTTCCATTTATCTATATCTCTTCCCTTATAATCATAGAAGTTTTTATCTCTCTCTATTTTTTTATCAATTAATTTACAATCTTCAAATACCCACCAATAATAGTCAGATTTTGAAACATAAATAGTATTTGGTACTTCGACTATGGTTTTTAAATATTCTAATTCTTTATTAATCTCTTGATCATAGATATAGAAACAGATATCTAAAGTTATGCTCACTCTTTTTTTTAATTGAGAAATCTTTTCAGGAAACCCCCAGTCTAAATGAATTTTTTTATCGTCTAAATATACATCCATTACTCACCAATTAGTTTATCTAAATTTTTATTTCTGTTTATAATTTTATCACCACCAATAGCCTTCTTAATTGAATTCACATCAAACTTAAAACTCGTTTTTGTAGATTGTCGAATTGCAATAACAGGATACTTTCTGTTTTTAGTTTTTATGTCTGTAATTTCGTATTTTTCACCTCTAAGTTCAAATGTCATTCCGATAATATTTTGTGTAAAACCAATAGAACGGCAAGTTTTTTCTAAGATTGATTCAACCTTTTCTGACTTATCTAAAGTTGTTACACTCATAGAAGTTTGGTATTTCTGAGGTGTAAAAGAAATAGAGCCAAATCCAATCTTTACATTTTCTTCTTTTTCGATTTGTCGAATTGCCTCTTTTATTTTATCTTGTACTTTAATAATCTTTTCTCTTGTAATCATAATTACAAAGATAATAAAAAGGCATAAAAAAACCTCACCGAAGTGAGGTTAATTTTTTAGTTTTGAGTATCTAATACTTTATCAATATTAGCTTCTCTAACTTTAGCTCTTACCCAAGAAGGATCGTTTTCTAAATCTTCCTCAGTCATACCCAGTTGTTTCATAATTGTTTCTAACAAATATTCTTTGTTTTCATAACGATAACTTACCGCTTCTGACATTACTTCTTCCACATTATAACTTGACATAATATAAATTTTATTTTTTTATTATATCCATTTTAATTGTTGAAGTTTAATATATAATCTATGGCTAATAGACCAATTACTGAAAAAGAAAAAATGGCTTGGAATTTTGCAAAACAAGCTCACAAAGGTCAGATAAGAAAATTTATCAATAAACCTTACTTTGGAGCTCACGTTGTGAAAGTTAATGCAATAGTAAAACAATATACAACCGATGAAGACTTACTATGCGCTGCCTTACTTCATGATACTTTAGAAGATTGTTATGAGGATCCAGATGTTGGACTTGTTGAATTAAAAGAGATTTTTGGCAACAGAGTTGGTAATCTAGTTTGGGAACTAACATCAGATGGCGATGAAATTGATGATGAATATGAAGGAAGTAAAACAAATTATTTAATAGATAAAATGATACATATGTCAGATGACGCACTTATTATAAAGTTAGCAGACAGACTACAGAATATTTCAGATGCTTTTACTGCAACTGAAAGATTTAGAACTAAATACTTTCTAGAAACATCAAATATAATAGAAGTGCTTAAATCACATAGAAGATTTAACAGAATACAATCACTGCTTTTGGCTGATATAGAATCAAAGTTAGATAATATAGAGTCATTATTTAGAATAAAAAGATTTAATGAATTTCAATGAAACATCTAAAACCATACAAATTATTTGAATCACTACAAGATAGTCAAATTACTATTGAGCAATTCTTACAAGAAATTAGAATGCCAGACTTTAAATGCAACTCTATCATTAATTGGTGGAATCAAAATAGAAGTGAAATTAAAATTCATTTCTTTAGTTTCAGAACACAACAACCAATTGCTGGAGTTTTCTTAGGTGGTGACACTATCTGTATCAACTCTAATCTACCTATGCCACCACATATTAAATTGTTTTTAGCACTTCATGAATCTAGACATTGTGACCAACACAGACAGGGTGATTTTATGCAAGGTTATTATCAAACAGTTTTAGATGGTGATAAAGATGCGTTCATGTTGGCATACAACCAGTTAGAAAGAGACGCTAATGATTTTGCGATAAATTCTATGAGACAATGTGGATTTGAAACAGAGATGAATTTTGAAGAGATGAGATTGAGAGGAAATGAAAGAGCTGGTGAGATGGTTTATAGAATGATGTCTTCTGATATTATGAGACTTCAACCTACCGACTTTTTTGACTTATTAAAAAAACAAATTGGAATTTGAAACACTTAAAAACATATAAATTATTTGAGCATTCAAATCCACACGAAAGCATAATTGATGTTATTAGTGATATTTGTTTAGAATTCAATGAGGTTGAAATAGACTATAGTATAAGAACTAATATACATTATTATCAAGATGGTATTAGTGGATGTGATTGTATAATGATAAGTCTAAAAGATAATCAACAAAGATTTTTTACAATTGATGATATAAAAGATATTATTTTAAGATTAAAAGACTATTTATTTGGCAGTAACTGGCATATTGATTTTGGATTTCCAACAGATGATACTTATCTACCACTTGAAGATTTTTTAATTGAGTTTGCAGGTGAAGAAATGTATGACTTAAATATTTATATTTACTACAAGCCTCAAGTTAAACCTATTGGTGTAAGAAATGAAGATATAAAAGTTCCTATTAAAGTAGGTGATACCGTTTTAGGTGGTCGTTTTAAGAACAAGAAAATGGTAGTTAAAAAAATTGGTAAAAATAGTAAAGGTGATATTACTATTAATGATAAACCACTTCTTAAGTTTAGATTATTAAAAGAATCTAACTTAGATGAGTTTGAGTATATGGTTGATGATTTAATGCTCGATTTAAAAGATGTTGGTTTGCAAGTTAATTTATCAAGAATGAGAAAAGATAAATCAAGTATAGATAAATTTGTAAAAGATGATAAGACTGATATTTATTTAGAAGTTTATATCACAAGGCCATATGGTTCTCCTGATAGAGAAATGCCAGGATTACCCACCTCTCCAGGAGGAAAATATCCAGGTAATCTTTTCTTTTGGTTTGAGATTAAAGAAACTATTACAAGACTTACTGAGTGGTATTACACACAGACAAATTACGAACCAATTGATAAAAATCCAAATTTATACAGATGGGAAAAAGATGAATCACCATTGAGATTTTTCGGGTCTGGTATTGAAATGTTCTTTGGATGCACTAATCAAGAAGACTTTGAAGATGTCGGTGATTTAATATCATTCACTAATTTTAGAATTGAATTAAAAGTTTAATACTTATGAGATACTTGAAACCATACATTTTATTTGAAAATATATCTAACTCCGATTTAGAATCAGATGTTAAAGATATGTTTCTTGAACTCGAAGATTTAGGATATCAAGTTGATATAGAGCATTTAGAAAAATTCGATCAATATTTAATAAGTATAAAGAATTTTCAAGGCTACTTGAAACCAATCGAAATCGATAATTATATTATTGATTGTATTTTAAGACTAAAAGAATTTGCACCAAATGAAGGATATCTAGTGGATATTGTTTCTATAAATCACCGATTTCATAAATATAAATCTGAAGATGTTAATATTACTGATGAGGGATTTCTTATTAAAAGTGTATATGGTGCACCATTTCAGCCTGATGAAGTAAAAGTCGATTATCCAATTATGTGGATATCTATAAAATTAAAAAAAATATGAAAAATAAAAGAGACTATTAGTCTCTTAATCCAATGATGTTAGTGCTGCTTCATATTGTTTATCACTCAGAATCTTCACTTGTTTTCCTTTCCACTCTACTTTATTTAAATATTTATTTGTTTTGAGTTGTTTTTGCAATGAAAGTACAAAATTGTTAGTTCCTTTGTAAGCTCTAATTTTTTTGTTTAATTCGATTTTATCAGTCAGTTCCATATCTATAACTTTGTTAATACAAAAATAAAAAAAGTTGGTTATAAAACCAACTTTTCTTCTAAATTTATTTTTTTTGACCATTCAGTTGTAAGAGTAAAATTTTCTGACTCTAATAGTTCTTGTAATAAACCTATTCGGTGATTCATAAAAACTCTTTTTTTAGGATAATAAAGTTTTGCCATTATGTAACCTAATTCTGTTACATAGATTTCTTTTAACGTGGCTTTTCCATCAGGTGTATCTACTTCTGAATTTACAATGTTTTTCAATTTATTAAGATATTTTTATAGCTTTTACTAAAAATAAAAGTATCATATATATTGAAAATATTTCAGAAAAACTTCATTTTTGAAAACAAAATAACAAAGTGATTGATTTTTGACCAATCTAAACTTTGAATAGTTTATGACATATAAAAAAGAAAAAAAATCAAATGCAAATTACATTAACACCGGAAGATTTAATCAGAAGATGTGTTTGGGACAATTATGTATATTATACGGTTGGCTCAGATAAAGAAGCAGAGAAAATATTAAAAGAAAACAAAGAATTTACACTATCAGAAAGAGACGCACTAATTATTGGTTTGTTGAAAGTAATTGAAACGGATAATCTTATTTTCAAATTCAATACTTATACTGTTGAACTATTGACTAATAAATCTATCAAAGAAAAAGACTTTTTATTAATTAGAAAGAAAACATTCGATATTGCTGTTGATAAGTTTTTGGATAAATTTCCTGATTACTGGGAACCAAATACAAGTTATGCTAATGCTCTTAAAGAATTAGTTGATTATATCAATGGTATAAAATCAGAAGTAGAAAAACTAGAAATTCATAAGATCGTAGATAAGAATGTTACCTATGAATTTTATAACTCAAACATCATAAGAAAATTACTTAAATTTAATTATTAATTATGGAAAATGAAAATGCTCAAAATGTAGGTCTTGACCTGACAAGTGAAAGTGGTGAAATTAACTTAGATGATAACTCAAGACTAAATGTTTCTGTTTTAGAAGATCAACTAAAAGAATCTAATGAGAAGTATCTTAGATTGGCAGCAGAGTTTGAAAATTTCAAAAGAAGAACTGCTAAAGAAAAAGAAGAACTGATTACAAACACTAAAGTAAAAACTCTTACTTCTCTTTTAGACATGGACAATGACTTTAATCATGCAATGAAGGCTATAAAAAATCCAGAGGTATTAGAAGGAGTTAGTGTAATATATCAAAAACTAACTAATTATCTTAAGTCACAAGGAATTGAAGAAGTACAAACTGAAGAATATGATGAAGATGTACATGAAGTAATTTCAGTTTTACCAGGTAATGAAACTAAAATTGTTGATGTAGTTAGTAAAGGATATATGTTGAATGGAAAACTATTCAGATATCCTAAAATCGTTTTACAAAAAAATGACTAAACCTGGATTTTTAGATATACATAAAAATCAAGATTATAAACTAGCCCTAATTGATTCCTTATCGGGTGGTATAACAGATAAATGGTTTGAATATTTTGAAATGACACTTATCTATGTAATAGATGAGAAGTGGACGATTTTTGATTTAGATGAACTTAAAGGTTCTTTTTATGAAGGTGAAGATGAAACTTTAGATTTAATACTACCAGCTGTTAAACGTTTATTCGGTAAGGTATTTGTTGATCCTCCAAAGATATTTGTTGTTGATCCAACCGTAGCGCAAGTTAAAGGTTATAAAGAGGATGGTAGATTAGAATTATTTAGGTTGTATTTTGATATTGATGAGTTTTTAGATTATTTAGTTCTTTACCTGAGAAAGTCAAAAAATACCTTAGAAGATTTTGAATACATCGATAGAAGCATCGAAACAATAACTTTGATTGTTGATAATTATGTTGCTAAGTTAGTTAGAAAAGTTTTAGACTCAACTGACATAAAATCAGAAATTAGAGATATGAAAATAAAAAGAATGATTAATGATTGATTGGTATATTGAAATATCTGACTGGGCACCTGATAGTTTTAAGTGTGACGAATGTATAGCAAAGGTAATCGACACAGCTACTCCATTTATGGATTATTTCTGTAAAAGATTATCAGAACTCACAGACTGGAAATTAGAAGATGCTAATAAACTATTTTCTGAAATAGTTGATGAAATGCCAATTATGACTACTAGAATACAAGGTGATGAATTTATCATTAACTATAATAAGTGGATTTTTATAAAACTGACAGAAACACCTAAGCAGATATATAGAGACTCAAAGATAAAACAACTATTGGCATAAAAATTGATTAAAATAATGTATGAGTAAAGATTATTATAAAATATTAGGAGTAGAAAAGGGTTCTTCTGATGACGAAATTAAAAAAGCTTATAGGAAGGCAGCAATGAAGTGGCATCCTGATAAGAATCCAAATAATCCAGATGCTGAAGCAAAATTCAAAGAAGCAGCTGAAGCATATGACATTTTGTCAAATCCAGAAAAAAAGTCAAACTATGATAGATTTGGATCAGCTGATTCTCCGTTCGGAGGTGGAGGAAATCCATTTGGTCAAAATTACGGTCACGGATTCAACATGGATGATATTTTTAGTCAGTTTGGTGATATTTTTGGAAATTTTGGAAACAGAAGAACACAACCACAAAGACAAAAAGGTTCTGATTTGAGATTAAGAGTAACACTGACTATAGATGAAATCTTAAATGGTGTTGTTAAGAAAATTAAATATAAAAGACAGGATAAATGTAATCCTTGTGATGGAAAAGGCGGAACGGATGTCAGAGAGTGTTTGTCGTGTAGAGGATCTGGTCGTAGAGTTGTATTACAAAACACACCATTCGGACAAATAAGACAAGAAATGACTTGTCCTGATTGTTCAGGTAATGGTAAAAGAATAGTAAATACCTGTAACTATTGTTCTGGAAGGGGAACACAAACAACAGAACAAGTAGTAGATGTTGAAATTCCAAAAGGTGTAGGAAATGGAATGCAATTAACTATGCTTGGTTTTGGTAATCACATAAGAGATGGTATTCCAGGAGATTTGATTATTGTAGTAGAAGAGATAAAAGAAAGTTATTTTCAAAGAGACGGAAATAATATTTTAGTTGAAAAAGAAATTTCAGTCATTGATGCCATTTTAGGAGCTAACATCAAAGTAAGAACACCACATGGTGAAGTGCCAATAACTATAGAGCCTGGAACAGAACATGGTAAAAGAGTAAGGATTCATAGAAAAGGAATTCCAGACGTTAATTTAGGAATGGGTGACTTAATAATTAATATCTCGGTAAGGATACCTAAAAATATTTCACCTAACGAAAGAGATGTCTTAGAAAATCTTAAGACATCAAAGAACTTTTCATTGTGAGCAGAAATTTAATAATCACTCCGACTGGAAATAGTTCTTTATTTAAAAACTGGATTTCTGGAAAGACTAATTTTGATATTGCACTTCTTTGTTACGAAGATATTGATTTTGACTTAGATCAATTTACACCACATCATTATAGATATAATGGTGAGAAATGGCACATCATAAAAAAATTTATTGTAGAAAATATAAATTTTATTCTGTCGTATGATTATTTCTGGTTTCCAGATGATGATATAGACACCGACACAGATTCGATAAATAAACTTTTTAGAATACACAGCGATTATAATCTTAGCATATCACAACCATCCATCATAGGGCCTCAATCATTTAACATTACCAAAAAACATGAAAATTGTTTTTTGAGATATACGAACTTTGTCGAGGTAATGTGTCCTATGATGGATAAACAATCTCTACTACTTGTATTTGACAGCTTTGATAAATCTAAGTCTGGTTGGGGCCTGGATTTATTATGGCAAAAAATATTACAATATCCCCAAAACTCAGCTATTATAGACGAGGTATCAGTTACACACACTATACCTGTTGGTCAAAACTATTATAATGGAAGATTTAAGACCAGTCCAAATTTAGAACTGAAAAGAATTATGAAAAAATGGGGATTGACTTTGGACCTTAAAGAATATAATAGGATAGTAAAAGACTAAATAAAATAGTCAGACTTATGTTTCACCTTTCTGGTGTAATTCTTTTCGGTTTTATGAACCTTATGACTTGATACCCAACCGGTAGAATTTTGCAGACTAATTTCACGAGAGGCTTTTTTATTGGCCTTTATATGGTCTTTCAAAGAAAACTTACCGATATTTATAAGACTACCTTTCATATTACAAATATACTTCAAATAAGTGAAATGACCAAATTAATATATAACCTAAAGTAAAATTATTTTATGGCAACTACTAATGGTTATGGTGATGAATATGTTCCTTATCAAGGAGGATATACAATTGAAGAGTTTATTGATTTTGTGCAAAATGAACTGACCATTCAGTGTGCATTACCTAAGACTTTACCGGATGCGAGTGTAAGACAAATAATTGAGACAAGAGCTCTTCCTTGGTTTTATCGTCAGTATCAATTTGCAGTACAGAAAATGTATTTTCTGATTAAGAAAGAAGCTTTCTTTTCTGAAGAATTTACAAAATATAATTTCGTGAATGTTCCTTGTGAGATTCAGTCTGTTACTTATCTATATGAAGTAAGAAGCCAAAGTTTATTTCAATTAGGTATTAACACACCAAATCTTTCTGTAAATTTAGGTGTTACGAATCAACCTTATCTGTCTTCTTATGTTACAACGATTGGTGAATTAGGTGTATATAAAACAATATTGGATTCTATGTCTGATATGTTGAATCAATTAAATAAATATACCCTAAGATACCAATTTAATCAGTTAAATCATAGACTTCACATCTTAACTAATGTTAAGTATGATGTAGTTATGGAAGCTTATGCAAATATACCAGCTGAAAATTTATTCAGAGATGACCTTTTCTTTAAATATGTAGTTGGTTACTCTAAAATACAATTAGGTAATTTAGTTGGAAGGTACGACTTTACGCTCCCTGGTGGTGTGAAGATACAAGCAGCTGATTTAGTAAATCAAGGAAAAGAAGAAGTAAAAGAAGTTGAAGAAGAAATCAAAGGACAATCTAACTCTAACTGGTTTTTCATGGTTAAAAGATAAAACTTTTTGATTACAAATAAAAAAACCAATCAATAAATGATTGGTTTTTAATTTTTAGTTCTTTTTGAACTAGTATTATTTGTTAAATCTTTGAAAAGAGTTTTGTGAAATTTGGGTCCATTTGACCTGTCCAATAAATTGTTCTAAGTTTTTACTATCTGTATAACTCATAGCAGACTTCAGATAATCTACAAAATTTTCTGTCCAACCACTCAGGGTGTATTTTACTGTTCTTAGTCTGACTACACCTTCTGAAGTTTTTAAGTTTGATTTACCCCATTTTCTTTGAACTTCTTTAGTTGACATTCCTCTAAATTTCTTTTCTATTCGAAATCCTTTCTTGTAAAGAAACTCAGCTAATGGTTGTGGAATTTTCAAACCTAATACATAACAATCACCTGCGGATTCTAAACACTTATTCAACATTGACCCTAACATTACATAATCTGCTCCCAAAGCTAAGGCTTTAATAATATCAGAGTATTCTCTAAATCCACCATCAGCTACAATTTTAGCAGTTGGATAATCATAAGCATCTAATTTTTCTTTTTCTTCTGCACATTCTAAGACTAATTGAGCCATTGAATATCCAACGCCAGTATTCATAGCGGTCAAACAACCACCGCCAAATCCAATACCAACTCTGATGTAGTCAGCACCTGCTTTTGATAAGACTTTGTAACTTTTAGGGTTAGCGATGTTACCAACCATAATTTTAACACCTGTAAATTCTCTTAACTCTTTAACCAAATCTACTAAGTGTTGCATGTGTCCATTAGCAATATCAATTAGTATATTGTATTTGAAGTCAAAGTATTTATCCTCTTCTCTTTTACTTTTCAACATCTTAATAAGATCAGATGTTTCTTCTAAAGAGTAAGAAAAAAATATAGAATCACTATACCAATTTAGATAAACTAGTTCAGAAACTGGGAAGTCTTCTGGTTTGATACCTCTTGGAAAACAAATCGGTAATTTATTGTTGATAAACATTTTCCAATTTGTTGTAGAAATTACGGTGTCCATAGGAGACACAATAATTGGTAACATATCATTACCATCTTTAGTATAGTGTGGATTAATCTCACTACGGGAACGTATAGAAGACGTTTTGGCAGGGGTAATCAATAAGTCATTAAAATCTGAAACCATAATTTGTTTTAATTTTTAATAGAAAATATACTTTTCTTCTTTTATACAATAGACAGATATGGGAAATAATTTTATGTTTCCTTCTGTTTCATCAACGATAAATCTCATGTTCCCATCTATTACTTCAGAGTTAGAGACTTTTACCGTTGCATTATTAAGTCCTTTGAAAATTGTAAAATTGACATCATCGGATTCATCAATAGTTAAATAGTGTTTTTTTCCGAGAATTTTACCCATTTGGCCTTCCTCAAAGTAGGATTTTTCAATAATCGTTCTTAATTCGTCAGATTTGTTTAATTCTACTCTAATTTCGTGTTTAATCATTTGTTTTTTAATTTAAGTTTGACATTAATTTACATTTATTTTATTGTAGTGATAGATAAAAGTTTTAATATATAAGCTATGATTTGTAAAAAATGTCTTTCAGATAAGGATAGTTCAAAATTCTATAAAAATTCTAATTCTAAAACAGGTTATGCGATATATTGTAAGAAATGTTGCTCTGATATTCAAAAAGACTTTTATGAGAAAAATAAAGAAAAAGTTTTAGAGAGAAAGAAGAAATATAGAAATACCGAGTCATATAAAACGAATAATAGGAATTATGAGTTAAGGTATAAAGAGGTAAGAAAGAGAAAAAGAACAGAAAACTTTAAAATTAAACTCGGAATGGTTTTAAGAGACATGGTTAGAAGGTGTCTTATGGGTCAAAAAAAACATACAAGTACCTTCAAACTTTTAGGATATGATGTGATTAAACTTAAACAGAGAATAGAGATTCAGTTTAAAGATGGAATGTGTTGGGACAATTACGGTAAATGGCACATTGACCACAAGAAACCAATATCAAAATTTGATGATAACACAAAAGTTAGTACAATAAATGCTCTATCAAACTTACAACCATTGTGGGCTAAGGATAACCTATCAAAGGGAAATAAATTTTAAAAAAACGGCTTAGGACCCGTTATAGTTTCGCCCCAATCGGGTGGCTATAGAAAAAAGGGAATTCGCTACTCCCTTTTTTCGTTTTAAACTAATTGATTTAATAACACTTCTCTTAGTTGTGACTTATCACATAAACTTTGTTCTTTTATAAGTAAGTCAAAATTTACCACTACTGTTCCATCATTGAACTGAGATGTGTAAGATATTCTTTCTAAAAAAGAATTAAATTCCCAAAGTTCTACACTCTCTGAATCACGACTTAACCAATCAATAAACTCACCATCATTAATAAGAATATTAAAGTCAAATTCATTTTCAGTTCCCCGTTTCAGTCCACTTTGAATCTCTTCGTTTTTGATTCTGATATCTAATATTATTTTTTTATATTTTTGGATAGGCATTCTGGCTTTCACTTTGACAATAGCCATATTATACCAGTAGTCTGTTTTCATTTTTGACTTCCAGCTACAATCGTAGAGATTATTATCATAGAGTAACTTCATAATTAATATGTGTCTTGCTCGGAATAGGTTATAAGAATGTTTTTTGGATTTCCTAATTTCTGTAAACTATCTTTTAAATTTGGAATATCAGTTGGTGCATCACTACTTTGACCACGATAGATTACTTTATCAACATAATGAAAAGTTGTCAAAAACCAGGATGCAAATGGTGGCATATCATCGATGTGTAGAATCATTGTTGATTCATTGTTGAGAGAAATTTTGTTTTGGAAAATGGCCAATTCTCTCATTTTTTTCATATTTTTTTCCATATAGTTAGATTTTTTACAAATATATAAATTAATAATCTAAAAACAAAACAATTTTAAAAGATACAATTATAAACAAAACAAAATAAATTATAACATGGAACATATACTAACAGAAAATCCAAACAGATTTGTTCTTTTCCCGCTAAAATATAACGATATATGGGAAATGTACAAAACAGCCGAACACTCTTTTTGGACTGCCGAAGAAATCGATTTGGCACAAGATTTAACAGATTGGAATGAGAAGTTAAATGCAGATGAGAAACACTATATTAAAAACGTGTTGGCTTTCTTTGCTGCTTCAGATGGAATCGTAAATGAAAACTTAGCCGAAAACTTTCTAAAAGAAGTTCAATATCCAGAGGCTAAATGTTTTTATGGATTTCAGATTGCTATTGAGAACATACACTCAGAAACTTATTCTCTTCTTATTGATACTTACATTAAAGATTCAAAAGAAAGAGACCATCTTTTCAACGCAATTCAAACAGTACCATCTGTAAAAAGAAAAGCAGAGTGGGCACTTAAATGGATAGATTCTAGTATTTTTGCTGAAAGACTGATTGCTTTTGCAGCAGTTGAAGGTATATTTTTCTCTGGTTCATTTTGTTCTATTTTCTGGCTTAAGAAAAGAGGATTGATGCCTGGATTATCATTTTCAAATGAGTTGATTTCAAGAGATGAGGGATTACACTGTCAATTTGCTACCTTATTACATAATAGGTATATCCAAAATAAAGTTAGTGAAGAAAGAATCAAAGAAATTATCTGTGAAGCTGTTGAGATTGAAAAGGAGTTTGTGACAGATTCATTACCAGTATCTTTAATTGGCATGAACTCAAAGTTAATGCAACAATACATTGAGTATGTTGCTGACTTTTGGCTAAATCAGTTGGGTTGTCAAAAAGTCTATGGTGTTGAAAATCCATTTGACTTTATGGATATGATTTCACTACAGGGAAAAACAAATTTCTTTGAGAAAAGAGTTTCTGAATATCAAAAAGTATCAGACAAAGCTATCGATTTTGATAATTTAGATGATGATTTCTAAATAATACTAAAAAATAAAAAAACCCACTTCAAAGAGTGGGTTTTTTTATTGAATATTTAATTTTGCTTTGTTAAAGTTTTTTGTCATAATCTCAGGAGTTCGACAACCAGTCCATCTGCTACCTCTAGTCACTGGGTCATAATACTCCATAGTACAAGTTACACCTAACTTTTTGAAACCATAAACAGATAATAATGATTGATACCATTCAACAGAGGATGATACATTGTAGAGAAAATAATCAGAGTGTCTTTTAATTACCTTTGAAAATTCTGTTTTATTGGCTGGAGTGGAGTCTAAAATTGTTTGTATTTTTGTTTTAGATGGTATGTCCTTCGCCAATTTATTAAAAAGTTCAATAAACTCACAAACTTTTTGAGAGTATTCATCGCCTAAAACAGAATTTAATTTTGTATCTAATTCTATTTGATTACTGACCTGTGATAAAATTTCCTCACCAGAACAAGATGACTCCAATGTTGCGTCTAATGAAGTTACCGTATAATCTGAAATTCTTTCTCCTTTATTTTTTTCAGTGGTCAAAAATTGAGTCAATTCAATTTCATTATCGAACCATCTGATATTTGTTTGTTTTCTTTTGACTAAATAAATTTTCATAATTACAAATATAAATAAACAATTTCAAATTAATATATACTTTAGTATGAAATATTTAAAAAAGTTTAATGATGAGTCTATTAATGAATCTTTACCAAGAGAAAGAACGGTTCAACAATGGGAAAGACTTAGAAAAATGACTAAAGGAATTGATATAGGTGATAGAATATCAGATATGAATAAACAAGGAGCAAATATCCAGTATATTCAGAATCCAGTCGATACTGGTATAGAATCATATGAGGATTATGAAAAACATAATAAAAAATTCATACCATCTTGGAACTTAAAACATTTATTAAGTCCATTTGCTGGTGAAGGTAAAAAAAAGAAATAAAATGAAACACTTAAAAAAATTTGACTCCTATTCAATAAATGAAAGTAGAATTTATGGTTTTGATATATTACCAAATGAAGCTCTACTCGAATTAGAAGATTATGTTGATTATAAAAATCCTGAAAATAAAATAGAAGTAGTACCAGACCCAAGAGTTGATGGCACTTACGCAGTTAGAGTTTATAGAAAAAGTGATGATGTTACTTTTGACCTTCTTTGGAACAGAGGTGCCTATGACGAATTGGAAGGTTTTACAACTTGGCCTCCGACTTCAGGAGACTTAAAATTCTTTTTTTAATTTATGAAACACTTAAAAAAATTTAATGAAAAAATTTATCATGATTTAGCTGAGGACATAGCTAGTGATTTATATCCCCAGTTATTAAAAATGAGAAAATCAGGACAATTAATTACTCCTGAGTTTTTTGAATCATTCATGAAAGAAAGAGGATCAGATTTAGCTTATACAGACGCTGTTATGTCTTGTTTGGTAAATATGGGTTTTGATTTTGATTCTGAATATGAAGAACCAGGTGAAGAAGAATTTGATGTTAGATATATTGAATCACTGTCATATAGTGGCAATGACGTAACAAAGATGCCAATAATTGGTAAAGTTTTAACTAAAGCAATCGGTCCATTTGATTCTGCTGAATATAATGTTGTTGAAATTATAAAAGATCAAAATGGTGAAGATGTTTATGTTTGTGATTTTTGGTATAAAGAGTGGAAAAGAATACCACAATTGATACACTCTGAACTTGTTGATAGATTTGAAACTCTATCTTAATTCAGAAAGTATTTTTTTATAGTCAAACATTAATTTATCAAACAGAGGTTCATCCAGTTTTTTTGTCAAGTTTATTAATTTGCCAATTCCAGATTCAGCAGGAGTTATCTTCTTATTTTTAATCTGAATCATTTTGCTACGAATTTCTTTTTCTAATTTGATAAGTTCTTTTTCTGTTGCCATTTGTAATAATTTTTACAAAGATAAGAAATCATTTTTAATAGACAATATTTAATATATAATCTTATGAAATATCTCAAAAAGTATGAGGAAGTCTATTATGATTCACTTAAAGATTGCGAAGGTTATGTTGATGCTAATGATTTAGTTGGTCAACATCTATGGTTTCATACTAATAGAACTCACAAAAGAAATGGTTGGAACGGACTAATTGGCATCTATGACTCTAGCATAAATGGAAGAAAAGAAGGATATGCTGGTAGATATACAAATGAAGTCAGAATTTCTGATCCAATTTTCTTTCAAACATCTGAAGCGGGCGCTGAAACTATTAAAAAAACAGATAAAAGATCTTTAATCGCTGGTGTTTCAGGAATTGTTATTCCAACAAATAACAATACAGAGAATATGGTTAGAATCACTTATAATCCTTTTGATGTTGCTTATTTTCATGAAATTGATGATGAAGATAAAGAAGAAATAATATCAGCCGAGGAGGTCTATTTTAATGCGACTGAAGAAGGAAACTGGGAAATATGGGCAAAGAATCCTAAATACAAAATAGAAAAGTCTTTTGAAAACGTTGATATGATGAATCAAATATGGAATCAGTTTATGGATACCATAAAAGAATGTTTCATAGAATTTGAAGATGAGGGGTGGTATTGGTCATCTGGTTCTGAAAATCCTAATTCTTTTGCCCCATACCAATCTATAAAAAGATTTTCACTAGAGTATCCACCTCATTTTAATTGTATAATGTTAAAAGAAAATGATGAATATGTTCCTGCTGAATTAAGAAAAGAATATATTGACTGGACCGGAAGAATAACATCAGATGGAGAAATTATTTGGGACACTAAAGATTTAACAAACAAAGAATTTGGTGATATAACAGATGGTCCAATATATGATAGAGCTGAAGATTTTTTAACATCTGTTAAAAGACTACAAAGTGAATCAGGTTTAGATTTTAATTTTTCATTTAATAACAGAGGCGGAGAGATGAGAATAATATTACAAGGTAGAATATGATAATCAAAAACTATATACAATTTATAAAAGAATCATCCGGATACGAATACGGATGTGTTATGGTTGAAGTTCCTGTTAGTAATTGGAATGAAATTACAAGTTATATCAATCCTGATGATGTTTATGAAGAACCTGGAGATAATACTCACGGAATTCAAAAAAATCCACACGTTACTATATTATATGGTTTACATGAAGGTGTAACAGAGGAACAAGTTAAATCCGTATTTGAGAATTTTGATGCTGATATAAATATAAAAGTTGATGGTATTGATATTTTTGAAAATAAAGACTATGACGTTGTTAAGTTTAATGTAATACCGGATGGTGCTTTACAATATTTACACGATGAATTATCTAAGTTTCCTAACTCAAATGAATATCCTGATTACAAACCACATATAACAGTTGCTTATGTTAAAAGTGGCACAGGTAAGAAATATATTAAACCGGATTATAAGTATGAAGTTAAGAATGTTGATAAGATAACTTATTCATTATCAAATGGTGAAAAATTAAATTTTGAATATACTAAGTAATGAAACATTTAAAGAGCATAAATGAAAGTCTAAATACTACTACTTTGACAAAAGATGAAGTAATTGAGATACTTACGACAAAATGTAAGAAATTTCTTAGTTGGGGAAAGGACTATACTGAAGATTGTTTAATTTTTAGAAAAGATGAAGACCGTGGGGACTTTGTTTTAGTTAATCCTAAGTTATCAACTTCTGATAGAATTGCTCCTTACTCTGTAACTAACTTTCATAATTTACTTATATCTAACTTAGATTCGTGGAAAGTTTGGCCCCGTAGAAACAAATCTTTAGTTTTTGCTTCGGCAGGAAGAGCACTTTCACATGGTGCAGGTTTTATTAAAGGTGGAAAAGCAGTTGATTATGTTGTAATACCTTATGATACTACAAAAGTAGCAACTGGAGATAGAAGTGACTTTTGGGAATGTTTTGGAAAACTTCCTAATAGATCAGCTTTTAGAAGTAAATCTTCAAGACCAAGTATTTCTTACTATATGACAAGTCTAATGAGAGACTTAAAAACCGTGCAAAATGTATTTGATCCAACACCATTTCAATTTACGAGCAGAGGTACTGATTCTTATGGTAAAACTTTTTCTAAAGAAATGACTATTCCAGGAAAATGGATTCAAAAATTTGAACCAGAAGGTGTTGATACTAATTGGGAAAAACTAAAATCATTTTTAGAAAGTGTTGAAATGGATGATAGAATGATTCAAAAATACTTCAAGGTAAGAGGAAGAATTATGTGGAATCCAAATATGAATCTTTTAGAAAACTTAAATCAACTTTTAGATCCTTCTTTTAATAACTTTAAGTTGGGTGATGTTACCTCAACTATGGATTTATATTCTCAGTTAGACCCGGATGATGAAGACTATACAAAGAGTTCGTTAGAGTCTTGGTGTGAAGATGAAGTTATACTAATAAAGACTAATCTTTTAGATAGTATATTAAATGAATTAGAGATAGAATGAAATACTTAAAAAAATATCAAATATTTGAATCATCTCAGAATTATGGTATCGGTGATTGGATTGAAGACCTAAAAAACTGGGAATGGAGTAGGACACAAATACTTAATGTTAATTTAGTTTCACTAAAAAAATGGTCAGACCATTTCATTGGAGAGGGTTACTTTGAAAAAATATTAGAACTAACAAACAGAATAATAACCGCCTTAAAAAAAGTAGATATTGAATACATCGAAGATAGAATGTTGGATGTCTATGATAAAGTCCCAAAAGAAAAGAATAAATGGGTGATGTATAGTGTTGCTTATGGTGATTATAAAAAAATCAATAAAGCCAACAAACATAAGTTCAATGGATTAATTTCAGTTAGAGACATAGATGAGCGTGACAAAACAAGAATTATTATTCACATTATGAAGGAAATAGTCTATCCAACTCTAAGAATTGGTGGATATCCTGATTATTTTCTTAGACAGAGTGACGAAAGCTATTATGTAACTGACAAAAAATGGCAATGTCAAAACTTCAACATTGATGATTATAAAGAAATGGGTGTTTTTGCTGGAGCAGAATTTGACACAGATGATTACAAAGGCAGAAAAGTAAGGGTATCTGAATATGACATAGATGAAAAAAGAGATTATTCTGTTGATAAAATTTTACAAATGTATAAGCCTTGTATAACAATTGATATTGGTGGTTACACTGATTCTATCCAAACTGGCACTATGAAACTATCTGATTTAGAAAGTAATTTAGATGAAGTGTTAGAATCAATTCTTCCTTATTTAGACTATGAGGAAGTAATTTGGGACAAAGCTAGATTTGACAGACAATTTAGTGAGGATACACAAATATATGATTATACATTAAAAATTTTATTGAACTTCTAGACAGATAAAAAATAAAAAAATAAAAAATTTTAATGAAAAGAATTAAAAAATTTAACGAATCTATTGAAAGTGAATGGTCTGATGCAGGTCAATTTTTAGAAAGAACATATCAATTTAATGATTTTATTGAAGTTGGTCAGTTTATTACAAGAATTACACCGATTTGTCAAATTATGAATCATCATCCAGACATCGAATGGAAATATAATACATTGAAACTCAAATTAATTACACATGATGTTGGTAGAATTACTGATTTAGATTATTCATTGGCTAAAAAAATTGAAGAGACTTATCAAACATTTTAATATTTTAAGATATGATATAAGTAATTAAAAATGATTAGAATTTTTAGTAAAAAATCACCAAACTACCAAATTTTATTAAACTTTTTTCATCATTCTTAATATAATAGTATCAGGTAAAACCTGAATAATAAAAATAAAAGGCAATATATGGCAGAATTAGATGACTTATTTAATGGCAGTTTAGACAGCAAAATGGACTTCTTAAATGAAAGTTCACAAACAAAAAACAACGATGGTATCTATCGTGTAGATCTTTCTAAAGTGAAAGACAAAAAAAGAGGATGGAGATCAGTAGTAAGATTTCTTCCTAATTTGACCAAAGAAGGTAAAGTTGGTCAATCAGCAATTGAGAAAATTACTCACTATGTTGACATCAAAAATCAGAAAGAACTTTCTGGTTGGTTTGATAGTCCAAAAAACTTTGGTGAGAAATGTCCTCTTACAGACCTTTACTACACAATGCAGAATTCAAAAAATGCAATCTTAATGGAAAAATCTAAAATGTTGAAGTATTCTAAAAAATACTATTCTTATGTTTTAGTAGTTGAAGATGAGCAACAACCAGAATTAGTTGGTAAAATCATGATTATGCAATATGGTAAGACTATCAAAGACAAAATCATGGCAGAGAAAAATGGTGAAATCTCTGGAGTACCTTGTAATGTTTTTGACTTAGCAGCTGGAAAAGATTTCGTTATGGTAGTTAAAGAAATCCAAACAGGTGATGAGAACTACCCAGACTACAAAATGAGTATGTTCAAACCAGACACAACTTCACTTCCTATTTACTTCAAAGACAAAGGTGTTTTCAAAAATGCTCCACTTGTTGAAGGAAAAATTGAAGCAGGTGTTCAAGGTAAAATCAAAGATATCTTACTTGACAGAGAACATGACTTAGAAGAGTTCGCAGCTAAAGCTCTAACACAAGAGCAACACGCTAAGATTACAGAAATTTCTAATTTCTTAACTGGTAAAGCTTCTTCTTCATTCTCTTCAACAAAAGCAGAATCAGCACCATCTTCTGATGATTTCAGTTTTGATGATAATTTTTCATCACCAGCTCAAACTACATCAGTAGCTGAAGATGAAGATGACTTCTTCGCTGACCTTTAAGATTATATCTTAATTAAATGAATTAACCCACTCAAATTGAGTGGGTTTTTTTATGATGTTTTAAAAATTTAATGAAACAAAACATTTTTACCATATATAATAATAAGAGAAAAAAAAATATAATTCCATGGAATTTGCTAATAGAAAATTTAGAAATAACAGAACTGGAGAGATTGTTAAGGTGATTGATACATTTGAAAACATTGCCATTTTAGAAAACAAACAAAAAGTTGATGTAAGACAGTTATCAGATCCGTTACAATACACAGAAGAAATAGATCCTTCTGCTTTTTTTAACACACAAGGTGCGTATAATTTCTTAGCTGAAAAAATTAAAAATATACCTACACACATGATTCAAGATGGACCCGAAGAGATTATAACAAAGTTTGGAGGTAACATGCCACAGGTTACAAATGAAAGTGCTATTATAATGACAACTGAAGAAGATGAAATGGCAGAATTGGCTAGAAAGTACGGTGTTGAAATGGACAACACTTCACAAATAGTTAATCAACAATCAGCTTTCGCTAAAATCCTCGGTGAAGACACTGAAGATATGCCAGTTGTTAAACCTTTCAAACAAGAAGAACCTATCACTAGAATCGAAGTTGAAAGAGAATCACCTGTGCAAGTACAAGAACCAACAAAACAAGTAGTGTCACAAGTCACTAATCAGTTTGAAGATCCAATCATTACAATGTTTAGAAAGACTAAAAGAAATGTTGAATTAAATTTTAGTATAAACATTTCAGAGAGAATTCCTAGATTAGATTTTATCGAAATGATGGAAGACTCCTATGAAATATCTATGATTGATTTTTTAGCAGATGAATTTACTAATAAAATCTTAGAAGACCCTTCGTCTATCAGAGAATCTATAAAATCAAAAATTAAAAACTTAGTATATGGTGCAGATATTAAAGATTCTGTTAATTCACAAATTACTGACTCAGTCACCGAAAAACACGAACCATTATCAATTGAAGAAGAACCAGTTTTGACAAAAGATTTGCCAAAAAAGACAACTACTAGAAAACCTAGAGCTAAAAAAGAATCTACTAAAAATGATTGATGATATTTTTGTTAAATCAGCAATAAGAATTAGAAGAGAGTATCTAAAAACAAGTAATTCACTTGATACGTATAGAAAAAAAGCTGTAGAAGTAACTAAGAATTTAGACGACATCATAAAACAATTAGAAGGTGTGCAAGAAAAAGCTACAAGAAAAGAGTTTGAATCTGGTTTATTATTACAAGAAATTCAAAAAATTCTCGATAATATAGAAGAAGAAGGTAAAAGATTAGAAACTATCATAGAACCTCTTAATAAAAGATTAGAAAAATTGTCTATAGAAGAACAAGAATTATGGAGAAATATTAAACAGAAACACTCAGATATACCTGATGAAAAAATAGTAGAATTTGTTACTAACAAATTAATAAGTGAAGGCCTTTCTTAATAGAAAGGTTTCTTTATTTAATATATATTCAAAATTCTACTATATTTAAATGGCTAAAACTTCAAAATTTGTTAAGTTAGATAAAAACGTTCTTCTTGAATATATTTATGATGATTCTAATTTTTTGACTGAAAGTTATGATATTTTAGTCAATAATAAAGATAAGAATAACTCATATGTTGCTACTTCAACTAGTGTAACTGGAAATACACAAGGAAATCAATTATTTAGGATAGATCAAGTGTCAAACAGATACGGAAAAGTAAATCCAGATTATTATTCTTTCTTACAACTTAAGAACTATTCAGCCACAACACCAACTAAACACGATACATTAAAAATTCACCTTCCAATTAACTGGACATTTGGTGAATACTTAGGATTTCATGTAAAGGTTTATGCATTTGACATACTAAATCAAAAAACCTATGATATAAGTAATTTCTATTTTGATATGACTGATATTAGTCAGCAATATCTAATGGGATTCAATGCACCACCGCTTCTATTTCAAGAGAAACTCTGGGGTAAAAATATCACTATCAATATTCCATCAGTAAATGCAATTGCTTCACAAAGAACTAATAATTTACCTAAACAAGATAGTCTTAATTCAAATCTAACAGATGGTAATGGTCTGAATCTGAATTCACCAATATTCATAGATTTTCATTTTTTAACTTCGGTTCAAACCATAAATGGTATATCAACTTATTTAGTTGCTCCGAAAGTTACAACTTCAATACCTCAGTCTCCTGAATTTCAGAACTTAGGTCTTATGGTTAAAAATTCAGAAAATGGTGACTTTTTTGAAATTTACGGAACTTATGATGGAACAGCTGCTGGATTTAGACAATTTATTGAAGATGCTTATTTTGAGGGTAGTAGATACTATGTTCAATATGACATAACTATGTTTGAACAGAATATTAGGGGAAAAACTATTACAACTATTGTAACTCAAGATTTTTCTGAACCTATAGATTTTAGACCAATCATAAAATTTTCAACAACTACAGCAATTATTGATGTTGAGATGAGATTAATTGACCAGGTTGATGACTCATATATTATTAGAAGAGCATCGTATGGTATGTTACAAGATGAAGTATCAAAATATTCACTGAAACTTATTAAAATTAATTTAGACAAGGCTAATAAACCTAAGATTTATAATATTAAAAACTCTGTTGATCCAGCACTAGTTGGTTTATCTAATTCTATGGGTATGTTAAAACTAAAACCTCTTCCACCTAGACCAGCTAATCAGATTTCACCAGCAAGTGCTGCGACTATATTAGGAACATCTACAAACATACAACAAGTTTCACAAAATTTAGCGAACTCTATGACCTCACCGGTGAATACTGGAGGTCTTATATCAAACGCACCAGCAAATATCAGTAATCCTGTTGCTACATCTAATGTTGGAACACCGGTTAATAACGTATCAATACAAACAGTTGAAGTTCCATTCCCTGTATTAGTAGATAGATTAAATGTTATAGCTAAATCTGAGAATGCTCTTTTTGATAGTAAAACTTTTTATGGTAATGGCAGAATACAAGTTCTCATTTATCCATTTGATAACATATTTAGATTCTCTATTGCAACTGGGTTATCAACACAACCAGAATACTTTGATTTAAGTGGTTTTGGAGAAATTAAATTTATTATCAGAAACGATAAAACAGAATTATCATTTCCATTATACACAGAATCGCAAAGTATTGATTTAAAAAGAGGTGAATTGGTATTTAAACTGAATCAAAATAAATTTACAGACATCAAAAAGATTTTCGATAGTGGAATAAATGTATTCTATATCACTGGTTCATCAAGGGGTAATACGTCAGTAATATACACTGGGTTATTCAAAATATTTGATAACAAACAAAATGTAGCCGAACTTAATTCACAAGCAGCAGCGATAACAAGAAGAGCCAATCAAGAACCAGCTAAACAAGAAATCAAATTAGATAACACAATTAAAAGTTCTGTAACTAACCTAAATGATGTCAGTAGGGATGTAGAACCAACTAAAAAATCTGGTGTTGGTTCTATACCAGCCACAAATGATACACAATCTAAAACTGAAACACAATATAAAGATTATGTAGTAAATTCATTAGCTAGTCCTAAAGTAATTGCTAAAGAAGTTGGTGTTAATGTAACAGAGTTTGTCCAATATAACAATTTAGGTAGCGCATCTGTTGCATTAAAACCGGGTCAAGTAGTTAAATTACCTTCTAATATTAGTGTAAACACAACGTTATTGATTCCAAAAAAATAAATAAAATATGAGATTAAGTAGTCAGAGTAGTCAGTTTATATTTAATCTACCTAGTGATTTTCTACCATTAGAAATACTAGAAACTTATACCCCTGTTTTAGAAAAGAATTGGATTCAATATGAAAATGTTATTGATTATCTTAATTCTACTATAAAATCGGTGAATTTTCCCGGTATTTCATTTGATATGCCAAAACAAATCACTATGAGAGGTAAAGAAAGAAATTTCAAACCGGCTAGAAACGTACAAGATATTACAACTACCCGTGACTTGACTGTCACTTTTAGGAGTGTTGATTCTGATTTAAACTATTGGTTGATGTTTGATGTTATTTCTAAGCACTATTTAGACACAGAGAATGCCTTTGTTAATCCATTTACGATTACTTGTGTTGATATTCACAGAGATGGTATTTATGCAATTAGATTTTATGAAATAATTCTTAAAGGTCTTTCAGATAATAATTTTAACTACTCACAACAAAAAGTTAATGCAAAAGACTTCACATTAACTTTCCACTTTAATTTTTATGACATAGAATTCTTACTTACTCAAAGTAAAGTTCTTGAACTTAGTCAATTACCTACAATTATTCAAAGAATATAATTATAAGAAACTATCTATATTTTTTCACAAACAAAAAGACCAAATCCATTCCAGAACTCATTAGGTCCATTAGATTCTTGATAAGTTATTATCTCTATGTTTTTATGAACTATCAATCCGGATTCTTCTATACCATCTAAAGTGCCTTTTTTAACATTTGCCCAATTTGGAGTATCACTTCTAAAGTCGTCAACAATTATTATAATATATTTTGAAAATAAATGGTTAAAGTAAGTAATAGCTTTTTTTTGAGACTCATAAGTGTGATTTCCATCATAAAGATATATGTCAATACTATCATAAATTGAAGTAATTTCATCATCTTCAATTGAAAAACTATCTTTTTCTATAAAGTTAAATTTTGAATTAGGACAAAACTTCTTCACATTAGATAGAAATTCATCTTTTGGTCCATGAAATTCTGACCAGTTATCCACTGCGATCGAATTGATATCATTATCATAAAGGGCGGAAACAAAACTAGAACCTTTCCAGGTTCCAATTTCAAAATAATTAGCACCCGGTAAATTACAAATATTATTATAAAGATGCCTAGTTTTACTGCCAGACATTCCAGACATACTCAAAATTTCCGATGTTAATTTAGAGATATTATTTTTAGCATTTTCTACTGATTCTTCAACGTGTTGTATTAGTTGGTTTAATTCAAATTTATTATTCATTTTTTATATATCTTTTTTTATAGTATTTCTATTTCCGGAACCAATACTATAAACTTACCATCATAAATACCTTTTAATGAATCAATTATATGTTCTTTGAAATTATGAGCTAAGATTAAAATATAGTCTGGTTTATTTTCTTTAAGAATATCTCTACTCACCACTTCTATACCGGTTCCTGGTATAAATTTGTTTTGCTTTATATCTGTATCATCAATTATATATTCAATCTGATTATAATCTATGTTCATTGTATTTAGATAAATACATCCCTTAGCAGCGGCTCCGAATCCAAATATTTTTTTATTTTCTCTGACCAACGATTTGATAAGATCTGACGACTTTTGAATATGTTTTTTTACACTATATCCCCAATTCATATGATAGCTAATGTCAAACTTCTTCTCATATTCTAAATAAGCATCTATCGTGAAATCTGGCTTAAACTTTGAACTATCTTTAGCAATTATAAGTCTTAATGTACCACCATGGATATTTTGCTTAGTAACATTTATAATTTTCATATTATGTTTTTCCATCATCATCTTCATTGGTTTAACACTATGATAATAAACATGCTCATGATATATTTGATCAAATTGATTTGTATTCATATCATGCAACCAATAAGGAAACTCTAGTATCCAAATACCATCATCTTTTAATAAATATTCAACTCCTTCTGCAAAAGAGTTTATATCTAATAAGTGTTGGAATACATTAGTTGATGTTATAATATCTACTTTATCTTTGATTTTTAGAGATATTTCCTTTGAAAAAAACTCATTCAAAACAGGAATATTTTTATTCAGACAAATCTCACATAGATTTTTAGACGGATCTATGTTCAACAATGATAAATTTTCACCGCCTAAACTTCTAAAAGCATCAAGTAGAGTTCCATCATTGCCACCAATATCGATTATTTTGATATCTTTTTTATTTTTTATATAATTCTGAGAATATCTGAACATTTCTTTACAATGTTCATAATAAGGAACATTGACTTCCGATTTAAATAAATAGTGTGAAAAAAGTAAGTCTCCGTTAATTGCTATACTAAGTGATGATTCACCAGACAAAGGAAAATAGTTTATATCAAGTGGATACTTTTCCACACTAAGTGATTTATCTCTTGTCTCACATAGATTATTTACTAAAGGTATGTTACCTAAATCAAAATATTTTATTTTTTCTGGACTAGAGGTTATTGGACATCTATCTATTATTGAGTAATTTTTCATATTTTTCTAAATTTAAGCTAAAGTTTTTATTTTCTTCTAAATATCCAGGTTTAATATTATTTTTCCGACTGGCATATTCAAACATTGTCTTTGGTTCTGTTCCAATATTTAAAATACCGGTAATCTCTGATATCGAAGCCCTAAGTATTTTTTTTGCAATAATATCAACATAGTCTTTGCTAACTATTTGATTAGTCCATGCTTTTTCATAAGGAAATTTATTTGACCCAAAACTAGTCCTTATTATTAAATGATTATCAACAAATCTTACTGAACATTCTCCTCCTAATTTTGTCCAAGCATAGTGATTATTAGGTAGAATAGGATCAGTTTCTTTATAATCACCAGTTGTACCAGGATAAATGTAGTCGGTAGAAATATACACTAATCTTTTTTTGTTTATAATACAATATTCTGATATATTAGCAGTTCCAATAATGTTTGTCTTAATTGAGTCTAATGGATTTTTTGTTACTTCCAAATTATCAGTAATTGCACCAGCATGAATTATAATATCAGGATTCAATTCAGACAACTTATAAATTATATCAGTAGATGTTATATCAAAATCATTTTTTCCGAGTCTTAGAATTGATGGTTCTAATTTTGCTAATTCATTACTCAACATTCCATTTTTACCTGTTATCACTATTTTCATAACACACTTTTGTATTTTTCATATACACTTTGCATCTCATTTGGTTTAATATAGTGAAAACTCATTGGTTTTTTAAGACACTCTGAAAGTGAAATAGGGTAATCTACATACCATTGTGCATTTATATCACCCTGAATAGCACCCTCATAGTGTTTCGGAGATTGACTTAATAATTGAGGTATAAACGTATAATCTATATTGAAATATTTCTTCAACATATAAGATATAGCTACATCTGAATATGGATAATTGCTACCAGATACAGATCGCCAGTGTAGATTAAACTGGTCAATTTTTTCATAAGTTTTTTTCATAAGAGAGTTACTTATAAAGAATCCCCCACCTCCAGATATAGCTCTGAAAGTAGATTCAGATTCAGATACTTCACGAATTGGATTATCTGACCAGAATCCACAAGGTTGGGCTAATAAAAAATCAGTATTATGGTCATATTTGTAAATCTCTGAAAGAGTATTTTCTTTAAAGAGAATAGCATCACAACTTGTCATACAATACCAGTCATATGAATCATTATGTTCATACATATATTTTAATCCAAGTTGTTGCTTCAAAAAATGACTATTATAATCTTCACCAGCCTCAACAAAATTAATCAAAGAACTATCATTTCCGTTTCCACCAAATAAGAAAGTATTATTAAAATCTTTCAACCAAGTCTGCTGACAAGCCGAGTATCTTTCTTTAAGATTAGATGAAGTGACTACACCTACCGCAATATTATCAACATTATTCTGCATAAAAAAATTTATTTTAATTTATATTTTGTGAAATGAAATTTGTCCAAAAATTTAATTTTAATTTATCAAAATTCCAGTCTTTATTTATGTATTCATCATATTTTGAATTTAGGTAATCTTCACTGATCTCATCCCAATCATTTATAAATAAAATTGGCAAATCTGTAAATAGATGATGAGCATCTTCATATCTAACTATCGGAAAACTACCCATATACAGAGTCTCCCAAAGTCTATGTGTATCGATACCATTACCTCTGGGGCAAAAAACAAATTTAGATGATTTAATTTCCCTTAGAAATTTTTTACGTCCTTCAATTGTGTTTTCTATACTTCCTAAAATGACCCAGTCTTTTGTTGAGAATTTGTCCCATACAGGCTGTCTTTCGATTGGGTAATTAGATATATTAAAGTTAATATAAGCTAGATTAGTTTTAGATATTTTTTCATTCATTACTTCAATGACCACCTTCTTGTTACCATAAATTCTATGAATAGGTGAGTCATTACAATCATTTGTTAATCCTAATGGAATACCAAATGTATTTTCAGAATTACTATTTCTATTAACACAAAATATCTTTTTGAAATGTTTTGATATATCATCGGTGACAGGATAATCAGAGTGGCCTACAACAATAATGTCATCTATTTTATCAGGATGTATCTTACCTCGCCAAATAAATTGACCAGTGTAGAAAAAATCTGTTTTAATATAACATATGTTATTATTATTACAAAATTTTAAGATGTCATCAGAGGTTATTAATTCATCTTTGGTCATTATTTAAAATTTTATTTAAATCGCTTATAGTATCAAGTAATAAGTCATCATATTTGTAGAGGCAAATATTTGAGTTAAGATAATACTCTTTCTTTTTCTCATACTCATTGAATTTACCAAATGATTCAATAACATAATCTTCATATTTTAGATTGAAGTTTGAATATAAATCGCGGATAAAATCATTAACAAATACTAATCTTCCGGTGCCAACAATTTTATGTTCGGTTGCGTTAATTGACTCATTGACTATGAACTTAGGATGCAAAATTTCTCTGTAGAAATATGTATCACCTATTTCAATTACTTTTTTGTTTAATATAGAGTTGAAAATTTTACCAAAGAGAAAATTATTATCTCTATAGACAGAATTAAAATTGAACGGAAATAACACAAAGACATTATGATAATCTTTTTTATTATTCATTAAATATTTAGATAATTTAAATTTAGAGAGTATGTATGATGTACTATAAAAATCAAATTTCATAGACAAATCAATTTTACCATCGTAGTGATTCCATAATTCACAAGTAGAATAGACTATTATGTTTTTAGAAACATCTTTCAACTTATCAATAACCTCAAGAGTATAGTAGAAGTTTATATCATCGTGAATTTTTATATCATTAATAAATTTTCTAGATTCACCAAAACAAAGAAAGATTCTGTTCCAATTTTGTGAAGTAATTGAGTCAAAATCTATGTCTCTCGATGATATTTTGATGTAGTCATCAGGAAAATAATGTGATAATTGTGATGTGTTACCTATTACGAGATTTTTCATCAATTACTTTAATTTTTTCTCGCCAAAGACTATAAATCTTACTTTTTCTTTCTATGTTGAAAGTTTCCATTTTACTACTAATATCTTTCAAATCAGTATTTATTAGTTTATATTGTAGTTCCTCTAGTGAATCAAAATATGTTATAAACGGCATCCAGTCTTCGTTATAGAAGTCTGAAAACTCTATCCATCTTCTCATAATATCAATATTATTATAAGAATTTGGATCGTTTTCTCTATCACAATCAATAACAGAAGAAGGTGGTAGATTAAATGTTTTATTCCAACTAAGTTCTGATAAAACATAATTACTAAAATTTGAGTAAAGTTCTATCATAAATGATTTAGACGGCACAAATAAAGGTATATTTGATGTATAATACTCAAAAATTGACATAGTTGAACAATTATATGGTATCATAATTATCCCTTTGAATTTAGTTATGTCTGAGAACTTATATCTACCCAATGAGGATTTATCAATAATAAAATCTCCGTTGAAGCTTACTGGTAATCTACTGTAATATAAAAACTTTTCAAACTCTGGTTTATAAGTAGTGTTAGTATATTCACAAATATTAGGAATTAATTGACACTCCCTCTTAACAAAAAATTCAAAATATTTTTTGTCATATTCTGAGTTAGCGACTGGAAATATGAAACCAGAATCAATACCATCTCTAAGATATTGGTTAAAACCATTCCACTTTTCGACATTATTATGAAAGGGAACTTCGTATCTTATAGGTATTTGTAAAATTATCGACTTTTGGAATCGCTTATAAAGCATTGAAAAAGCGGGAGGGTAAGTACAAATAAAAGCATCATAAGAAGATAGTTCGTGTTTATATCTTTCATAGAATTGGTCACACATTGATTCATCTAAATTCATCCAAGTGTTTGAATTTACAATATCTACTTTTGTCGGTTCTCTATCAAACACCCAATTATGACCGGATACTGACCAACTTTCGACCTCGTGACCAAGATTTTCAAGTATCTGTTTCAAATCAGCAATCACAGAAATGTGACAGTCTAAATTAAATAGTTTCATTTAATTCTTTTTAATTTTTTTGAAAATACTATATCCATTTCTCGAAGATAAGTCCTCTAGTTCTATGTTTATTTGACCTCTATTATTTAAAGTTTCAAATTCGAAACCATTTTTATCTTCTGTATTCCACATTTTATTCTTTAATTTATATTTTGTAAATGAAATTTGTTTCATAATTTAGGTAATCTTCACGTATCGATTTCATCATTTAAAACAAAGAAAAATTTAGATGATTTAATTGCCTTAGAAATTTTTTTCTACCTTCAAACGGTTCTCTATATTTTCTAAATCAGAAAAAATCTTCTTCATGTCAGCTATGATTGATATATGAAGGTCTATATTAAAAAAGTTCATTATTTTATTTAATTTTTTAAGTACATTTGATATGGATTACCATTTTTACCAATTCCAGGTGATGGCATCATATCCTCTAATCTTACAGGCTCGTCATTAACCAAGTATCTGAAATCCATATTGTGAGAAGTAATGAATTCGTAAATTTCAGGCCATTGTGAATCAAAATGACACTCAATGATAACATATTTAGCATTAAGTATCGTGTTTATACCACCCTTAATTACTCTCAGTTCGGCACCCTCTACATCTATTTTAAGACAATCTACTTTTTTATCTTTGAAATATTCATCTAAAGTAGTAGAATTTGCTTCACCGATTACATTCATTTTTCTAAAAGCAGTGTCGTGGCCAACAATATTAGAAATGTGATTTCCTTGTCTTTGGTCATCACCATAAATTGTTACTTTTGAAATCTCATCAGAGATTGCTAAATTTTCAATAATACACTTTTCTGAGTGTAGGCTTTGAATTGCATTATAATTAAATGGATTTAATTCAAAAGCATAAACCATACCATTTTCACCAGTCAAATTTTTAAAGAATCTGGTTATAACTCCATTACATGCACCAACATCACAATAAGTTCCACCGACAACTACGTTCTCAGAAAACTTGATAGACACAAGACTATCCCAATCATTTTGAGCAATATTATATTTTTCCCAAACTGTCATAATTTTATTTTTTTTATTTTTTACCAATACGTCGAACCTTCAACAACTGAGTGATTTCTAGTTTTTTCTGAGTCAAAAGGTCTTTTCCAATATTGATTGTAGTATTTATTCACCGAGGCCATATTATCCCATCTATTACCTTTGATACCAAACATAATTTGTAATCCACCACCAACGTGAATAGCTGGCTTACCCATATTTTTAATATGACTACACACAGGAAGACCGTAAGCCCCACATGCAACCAATGCTACATCGAATTCTATCTTACTAATTCTTTCATTCATATCATTTAGGCAATAATCCCAAGGTAAGTCTGTATTGCCACCACCATGAGTCTGGTAGGTCTTAAATGTAATTAAATCAAAATTTGGCAATACCTTTTGATTTTCAAAAATTTTGTCTTTTATAAGATACTGTGTTCTTATAGATTCTTCAAATGGATGTACTACTAAGACTTTTTTGTCTTTAAGTTCCTCACTCCAGGGTTCATCAAAGTAGAATGGTTCTAAAGATTGAAGACCTCCCATAAATTCTGCATTTTTACAATAATGTTCAGAGATCAAATATTCCATTGAATTAATATTTTCTGGAAACCAAATAGATAGTAAATCCGTATTATTCAGTGCCTCTGTATAAACATCTGTGAAAAAATTTAGTATTTCATCAGTTGGAGGTGTAACTCCAGCATGATTAGAAGCGTGCCATCTAAGGTTGTTATCCCAGGGTTTATTATGATATTTGTATATCATAATTTGCTGTTCTACTGCTCCCATTTTACAAGCTACAAATGGTTTATTTTCCGATAATAAACTTTTTATTCTAAGATTGCCTTCTTGTAGATTAATCATTTTTTTTGTCAATTAATTTTTTATTAGAAAAAATACTATAACCATCTCTATCGTTCAAATCCTCATGTTCTAATTTGAAATCACTAGAATTAATCAAATATTCTCTACTCATCTTATTTTTTAGACCATTAACATCATCTAAAAGAATAAATTTTGAAATATCTTTGAATAATTGAAGTTCCAAATAACCAGAATAATCACTACCATCTATTAAAAGAATGTCAATTGTTTCAAAATTGATATTCAAAAGATTTTCTGAATTTGTTTTATCTATTGTAAGCCAATATTGTTGTTGTTCTGTTAATACAATTTTATTATCAATAATCCAACGGTCTATTTCATCATTAGATATAAATGTTCCATTAAGAAACCTCACATCTAATTTATTAGATTCAATGTCGTTACTTAAAGAGTTTTTTGCTGAGTCAATTTTTTCTGTATTATTCTCTATAGTATATAAAATGGAATTTTGATTTAATTTCATTGCTTCGATAAAACATTTAGTAGAGCCGAGTCCATTCCAAGTTCCAATATCTACAAAAATTTTATTATTAAAATCTTTCGCGAGTTCAAAAATTAATTTTCCAAAATTTTGATTTAAATTTATTTGACCTCTATTATTATTTTTTTCATATTCAAATCCATTTTTGTCTTCTACATTCCACATAATTATTTATTCATATTTTTTATTAAAACCCAATAATCAGGATGTCTAACATCATTTTCGTCAAATACATCTCCGACGAATTCATAGTTGTTTCTTATAGTTGGAAAAGGTCTATTTTCTCCTCCGAATCTTAAATTAAATTCAGAATGTTCCATAGCCTTGTCCTTTACAAATGGATATATGACTTGTCCTAAGAAATCTTGATCAATTCCTTTTCGGTCAAATCTAGACCACTTTTCAATTGCTGTTGAGAATCCAACACCTCGAAGAATTCCATTTCTACAACCCCACATACCACCTAGAATAGGAACTGTGTGATATGGGTGATCTCTCATTATGTGAAAGTCTTTATCAGATTCTAACCACTCATTTATTGCAGAAACTTCTCTGTCAGAAAATCTTGAATCACAATCTCTAGATAAAAAAATATCAACATCAGATTCTTCTACTGCCCAAAATCTCCAAAACATACCGTGAAAAGAATCTTTTGATTCAACTAAAACAACTTCGACATTTTCACCTTTGATAGTTTCAATTAATTCTGGTTTGCAATTTTTGTCTATGTAAAATCTACAAATCCAATTAGGAAAGTATTTTTTTACACCCTCGATGTTTCTTAATGCTCCTATCCAATACATAGGATGATCACCCCAAAGTGAATAAGACACGATATTTTTCATTAGATTAAAAAGTCATTTTTTACGAAAACTGAGTCCCATTGAATGTTACCTAGCAACTTATAGCCCTTTGAAATAAGAAACTGAGTTTCTTTTTCTAAACCATAATTATTTTCAATAAGAAAAACTTTTACATCGGTTTTATCAAAGTCAATTGAGTTTAGAACTTGTGTTTCTGCACCTTCAACATCGATAGAAATCAAATCAATTTCTTTCATATTATATTTATCAAATAGAGTCTGTAGTCTGACAGCTTGCATTTTTATTGTTTCTTTACGAGAATATAATTCATGACCTTCTGGGTATGATTTATACATATCCAATTCTCTATTAATTCTTTGTAAGTGTTGTTCATTATAAAATTCCAGAATACCACTTAGAACATTACACGGACCTTCTATAGACAAGAAGTTTATATCCATCTCTTCATCTGAAATTGCGCAATTTTCAAAAATAGAATTTGGTCTCGGATGTTGATTTCTCTTGTTGTATTCAATTGGATTAGGTTCTATAAGGAGACCAGACCAATTTCTCTCCATTTCGAAAAACCAAGTGTTAGAGGCACCAAATCCATCTAGTGCTCCAACTTCA